GAACAGGCCTTGGCGGAATCCGTCGAAAAGTCTTCCGTGCAGGATTCCGACTTAAAAATTCCTCCGGGGGTTAAAATGCCAAAACATTTCTGCTCGGGCTAATGCCGCTGGTTGCACAGTTTCACCTCCTGTGCTATTTTCCTGCAGCGGTTCTTTCTGCCATGATCTTTCTCCTGCTGGTTGCCTCCTGTTCCATTCTTTCCTGTCTAAAACCAGCGGCATTAATCTGGGCAGGAGTGTTCCATATTTCTACAAATCTATCTGAGAGGAGGCTAAATCATTGGCAAAAGCTGCTAATAGTAAGCCAAAGTCTAAGAGCAGACCGGCGCTTTCAACAGAAGCACGTGAAAGTCAGCTCATTGCATTGGCCGAAGATCTGGCTGAGCAGCAATTGAGAGATGGTACAGCCTCCTCTCAGTTGATTACACACTACTTGAAGCTCGGATCTACTCGTGAACGCCTTGAAAAGAAGCTTCTGGCTGAACAGGTCGAACTCGCTTCTGCCAAGAAAGAGAATATTCGTTCTCAAGCTCGGCAGGAAGAGATGTATGAGGCGGCTCTCAAGGCTATGAAACGCTACAATGGCGATCTTGAAGAAGAGGAATATGAAGATGAAGACATATACTGAGCTGTTGGAGATTCCCGACTATATTGGCCGGATCGAATACCTCGAAACACATTCAAATATTGGCGAGACTACTTTTGGCTGGTCCCGATATTTGAATCAGGCTCTATATACTTCTGATGAATGGCGGAAATTCAGACGAGACATTATCATTCGAGATGAAGGTTGTGACTTGGCTCTCCCTGGATACGATTTGGACGCAAAGGATATTATCATCCATCATTTGAATCCAATTACGCCAGAACAAGTCGAGGCTAGGGATCCAATCATATTTTCGAAGAACAACGTCGTCTGTGTTTCAGACCGCACTCATCGCTTCATTCACTATGGCGGTGTTCAAACTGCTATATTTTCCACTCTTCAACGAAAGCCTTATGACACTTGCCCTTGGAAGAAATTGTAAAGGAGGGGTTCGCTGATGAGCACATTTACTCAGGCCGAAATCAACTCGAGTATACTTCTTTCCATCAAGAAAGCAATTGTTGGACCCCCCGAGTATACTCCTTTTGACGCTGAACTAATTACACACATCAACAGTCAGATTGCGAACCTCTATCAACTCGGTCTGGACTCCGCAAAGAGTATTGTCGTGGATGGTGCTGATCAACTCTGGACAGATCTTATCCCCGCTGGTGATTCTCGTCTCCAGTTTGTTAGGACCTATGTTTATGCCAGAGTGAAGATGATCTTTGACCCGCCTACTTCGACCGCTCAAATGCAAGCATTAAAAGATGCTGCCGCTGAGGCAGAATTTCGTATCAGTACGGCTGTTGATAAACCCTATGACGATCTTGACCCCGCGAGCCCTGTCGCTACTGGTGACCACTCCATGCTCAAGAATCGTGACCTTCCCAATCAGCATCCTATCAAGGCTATTACGAATTTGGATGAAACAATCCAGCAAACGAATACCAGCCTGAATGAGAAGTTAAATAAGTCAAGTGCTATGTCTCAGGCCCAGATCGATGACATCATCAACAAGGCGCGCTGGAAGAAAGTGAAGTGATCTTATGAGTAACTTCCTTGACCAAGCTGGTCTAAGTTATTTGTGGACAAAGATCTTGGCTGCCATCGAATCTCATTCGGTAACACTTCCAGATAAGTTAGTTTCCTACAAAGCAGCAATGACAATTACTGCAACTGAGAAACTAAATGCCGATACGCTTGGGGGTTATTCTGCAACTTACTTTGCAAAAAGTGCCGATGTTTCTACAATTCAAGAAACAATTCGGACACAGGCTTCTGAAATTCTGAAAGCCCAGCAAGCGGTTTCAAGTATGGGGAGCACTGTCTCTAGTCTTGTGACGAATAAAGCCAATTCCGTCCATGCTGCCCAGCACGCTAAAGACGGCAGCGACCCAATCACACTCGCCAGTATCGGCGCCGCCCCCGGCGGGGAAGGGTTGGGAGCCGAAAACGGGCAGTCCCTCTCCTCCGCCGATGATCTTGACACCATAACCAAAAACGGCGTGTATCAATGGGGCAATTCTATACCAAAAAATGCACCAATTGGATATTGTAAAATGCGCGTGTGGAATGGTGCTGGCTGGGCAAGTCAGGAAGTTATGTCCGCCTACGCAAACGAAAAAGATTCTATTCGCCGCCGCGTGTTTAATAATAACGTCTGGGGGCCGTTTGAATGGGTCAACCCGCCCATGGAGCTGGGTGTTGAGTACCGCACCACGGAGCGGTATCTCGGCAAGCCGGTATATGTAAAATTAACTGATTTAGGAGAGGGTGTGAATGGCAAAATCGTCAACGTTGGAACTACGGAAATGATTCACGTTGAATGCCGCGCAACATATAGTAGCTGGTCTTTACCAATGCCGGAATTGCCATTTGGGTCCACAGATAGAAGTCTGGAGAATACAAGTGCACAGGCGTTTTACTCAAATGCGAACACCGTTACAATCATAATGGGTTCGACGTGTCCCGCCTTTACCGCAACTGCAAAAGTGTACTACACCAAAGCCACCGACTGACTTATGGACTATTGCGTGATTTGCGGAGCCATTGCGCCGGAGGTTAGTTGGCCATCCAATGATGCTACTTATGTTAAAATAAATGGTATTTGGAAACAGATTAATGGAATTAAAATTCTATAAAGGAGGCCTCTTAAATGGCCAAGATAATCACTTTGACAGATCAGAAGACTGGCGAAGTTATTTATCCGCAAACGCTTATCGATGCAGTTCATGATAACGATGGTAAAGGTCTCCGCGAGATGCTAGATGAGACCATACCAGCAGCTACGATTAACGCAATTGTAAATGGCACATATTCTTAAAGAAGGAGGTAGTTTATGGCTACTCCTAATTTTCTTGACCAAGCTGGTCTAAGTTATTTGTGGACAAAGATCGCTGATGCGATTTCCACTTCTGCATCCGACACTGAAAAGAAGATTCCTACTAAGGTATCTCAGCTTGAGAATGATAAGAAATATATCACTCTTGCTGAAGTTCCGGATGGTGTTGCAGCATCCAATACAGTTCCGAAAGTTGACTCTGGTTCCGGTAGTGTTGGCACAGAAAATGCTTTCGCAAGAGGTGATCACGTTCATCCGACTGACACAACCAGACTTGCAACAAATGGTGACGCTTCTAGTGTGACTGTTGCATTTACAGAACCCGTTAAGCGAGAGACCATTGTCTCTGGTGAATCGTTTAATACTATTGCTGGCAAAATTCTGAAGTATATGAATGACTTTGGAACCTGTGCATTTAAGAGCATGATCTTAAAAGATGATCTCGCGCCTTCTGTAAAGTCTTCTCTGGAGAAAGCAGATTCTGCACTGCAGTCTTACACCGAGACGGATCCAACAGTTCCTGACTGGGCAAAGACTCCTACTAAGCCGACTTACACAGCCGCCGAAGTTGGAGCATTGAGCCTTGACGATGCCAATAAGAACTTTGCTAAGAAGTCTGATGTTACGACTATCTATCGTCCAAAAGGCTCTAAACCAACGTATGAAGATCTTCCAACAACAGGAAATGTGGTTGGCGATGTGTGGAATGTTGAAGCTGACGATATGAACTATGCATGGACTGTTGACGGTACTTGGGATCCGCTTGGCTCCAAGATTGAGATTGGTTCGATTAGCAATGACATGATTGACCAGATTGTTGCCGGAACAAGTGCATGACGGAGGTGACTTTCTATGGCCGCCTTCCTTGATGCTGATGGACTGAATCTTTTTTATGGGTTAATCGCAGCAAAATTTGGTAGTGGATCCCAGAATGGCAGCATGGAGTTTGCATCCGCTGTCTATACTGGTGATGGCGCAACCGAGATTTCAAATGATCTCACAATTAGTAATCTCACGATTCCTTCTGGGATTATTACTGGCTCGAGCCACTACTATGATTTGGCTCTCATCACCGGCGATCCAATTAACTCAAATGGGGTAAGTTCTCTTGGCCTTATTTGGGCAAACACGGTTATTGGTAATGCTGGCACAGGACTCAGTATTTACAGAGATCCTACTGCTGACATAGTGACCATCTCCATGCTACGAAATGTATATTTGCAAGGCTTTCTTGACGCAACTAACCAGCCCTCCTTACATATGAAATATGGGAGTTTTCCTGCTGGTTTTACGCCATATGATCCTGCATTTACAGCACTTGCTCCAGACTATGCCAAAGCAATGCTGCGCGATCAAAATACTCGATATCGAATTGGGCTATTTAAGTTCTCCAATTCGGCAATGGCAACATGATGCTTATATTTTTGTCTCAATTCTCCTAAGAAAGGAGGACTTATATGGCTGTATATGGACCTGAAAACAATGAAGAGCTTTATCACTATGGTATAAAGCGAAAAAGTGGCCGTTACCCTTGGGGTTCTGGCAAAGAACCTTATCAGAGCAACCCTGCCATGGCGAAAAAAGCGGCTTCGGCGAATGCATCTAAAGCTCCTGCAAAGTCTGCTGCAAAAGTTGCATCTGCTTCTAAGAACTTCTCTAAGAGACCAGAAACTTTCTGGGAAAAGCGTCGTAAAGTACAAGCCGCAAAACAGCGTGAAAAGGCTAAAGCTGCAAAAGCCAAGGCTAAAGTAAAAGAAGCCAAAGCGAATGAAACAAAGCCTGCTAGCCAGAAAGCAAAAGAGATGTCTGATGAAGATCTTGTAAGAGCGATCAATCGTCTTCGTCTGGAACAGACATATTTGAGTATGGTAGCTCCTCCTGTTCAGCAGAAACAGGCTGTCTCTAAAGGAAAACAGTTTATTGATAAACTGAAGAGCAATACGAAGGATGCTGCAGACTTGGCAACAAATATCAATACACTGACAAAAGGAATTACTGGAACCTATGCAAACATTAGAGCAATCCAGAAGATGCTTGATGGAGAGACTGTCAAACTTGATGATGAAAAGAAGAAGAAAGGTTAACTATGTCTAAGTATCTATCCAACACCGCGGTGCCTCGCTATTATGGCGAGTTCCGGGAGAAGGTGCTCGCTGGAGAAATTCCTGTTAATCGGGAAATTTCTATGGAAATGAATCGTATTGATGAGCTGATTCGGAATCCAGGCGTGTATTACGATCCTGCACCTGTAGAGGGTTGGATTGCATACTGCGAAAGCGAGCTGACCTTGACTGACGGCTCCGATCTTGAGATGATGTTTTCGTTCAAGCTATGGGGCGAGCAACTCTATGGCTGGTTCTATTTCGAGACGCGTAGTGTCTATGTCCCTGATCCTCAAGGAAAAGGTGGCCGCTATGTAACTCGAAAGTACAAACGAAGACTTATCCATAAGCAATATCTGATTGTGGGGCGTGGTGCAGCGAAATCCCTCTATGATTCCTGTGTCCAATCTTATGGCCAGATCTGCGATACATCAACGACTCAGCAGATCGTGGTTGCGCCGACGATGCGACTCGCTGAGGAGACGACGACTCCTTTGGCGACAGCAATTGCTCGCGCGAGAGGTCCAGTTTTCAAAATGCTGACGGCAGGGTCTCTTCAGAACACAACTGGTTCCAAAGCAAATCGAGTTCAGTTGGCATCTACCAAGAAGGGTATCATGAATTTCATGACAAATTCCCTGATTGAGATCCGCCCGATGCGAATCGACAAGCTTCAGGGTTTGCGTTGTAAATATGCAACCATTGATGAATGGCTTTCTGGTGATATTCGGGAAGATCCGGTTGGCGCTATTGAGCAGGGTGCTTCCAAAGTGAAAGACTATCAGATCGTGGCAACTTCTTCAGAAGGCACTGTTCGGAATGGTGTCGGAGACTCGATTAAGATGGAACTTCAGTCAATCCTGAAGGGTGAATACCAGAATCCGCATGTCTCTATCTGGTGGTATAAACTGGACAACATCGATGAGGTTGCTGATCCCGCTATGTGGATTAAGGCAAACCCAAACATCGGCATTTCTGTTAGTTACGATGCTTATCAGCAGGATGTTGAGAGAGCCGAAAAAGTCCCGTCTGCCCGGAATGATATTCTGGCAAAGAGATTTGGCCTTCCTATGGAAGGCTACACGTACTACTTCCCATATGAGGAGACAATTTGCCATCCGAAACGGTTGTATTATGGGATGCCCTGCGCAATGGGCATCGATGCATCTCAAGGTGATGACTTCTTTGCGTTCACATTTCTGTTTCCGCTTAAAGGTATGCAATTCGGCGTGAAGACACGAAATTACATTTCGTCCCGGACCGTCTTAAAGCTAAATCCTGCGATGCGGCAAAAGTATGAAGAATTCATGGAAGAGGGCAGTTTGATTGTCCTGGATGGAACGACACTTGATCCTATGCAGATTTACGAGGATCTTGATGAGTTTATCATCCAGAATAATTATGATGTTCGTGCTGTTGGTTATGACCCTTACAATTGTAAGGATTTTATTGCTCGCTGGGCTCAAGAGAATGGCCCATTCGGCATTGAGAAAGTCATTCAGGGCAAGAAGACCGAGACAGTTCCCCTCGGTGAACTCAAGAAGCTTTCCGAGGATCGAGCGTTGCTATTCGACGAGCAGTTAATGACCTATTCCATGGGCAACTGTATTACTCTGGAAGATGTCAATGGCAACCGAATGCTTTATAAGAAACGTTACGATCAGAAGATCGATGCAGTAGCCGCTATGATGGATGGCTACATCGCATGGAAACTGAATCGTGATCTCTTTGATTGATTTTTTAGGAAGGAGGAATCTTATGGCTGTTTATGGTCCTTATGGACAAGAAGAGCTTTATCACTATGGCGTTCTTGGCATGAAATGGGGCGTGCGACATGATAAGCGTGCTGCATATGAAAAAGCTTCTGCAAAAGCAAAGAAGAATCGTCAGAAGTATGATAAAGCAGAAAAGTCTGAGCGTTCTCTTGCATATACTATTTCTCAGCGTCGTATGAGCCCCTTTAGAAGCGTACGTAACACTTCGAAACTTGAGAAGAAACTTGAGAATCGAAGTGCTAAGACAATTCGCCGTGCTCAGAAAGGTGCGAAATGGTATCAGCGGATGTCCAAGGAATTCGGGAAGGTCAACATGAAAATTACCAAAGATCAGTCTGATGAACTTGAGATGTATCTGAAGAAACTTGATGCATTCAATGATCGTCTGCTGGATGCTCGAGAAAGACGTCGCGGCTAAAATTCAAAATGAGTGCAAATCCTTGATAAGGAGGACCCCACATGGATCTATCTATTGGTTCTCGGTTTAGAAGGGCATGGAATGTCTTTAGAAATCGAGATCTTAAAGCTGATATGTCCTGGCAATTGGGCTATGGGGATTCTCGAAGAGCTGACCGAGTTGTTCTCTCATCCAATAATGAAAAGACCATCGTGAATGCAATTTACAATCGTATTGCACTCGACGTGGCGGCTCTTAAATTTCGGCATGTTCGCCTTGACGAGAATGGGCGATTTAAGGAAGAGATGGGGACCAATCTCAATGAAGTCCTATCTGTTGAGGCAAACATTGACCAAAGTGGGAGAGCATTCATTCATGACCTTGCTCTGTCCATGATTGATGAAGGTGTGGTTGCCGCAGTTCCTGTTGAAACATCCGAAGACCCCGAGGTGTCCAACTCCTATGATATTTATCAGATGCGGGTTGGCCCAATTGTGGAATGGTACCCACAGCATGTAAAAGTGCGTCTTTATAACAGTGTTACCGGGCAACATCAGGATATGCCATTCCGTAAGAAAGATGTCGCAATCCTGGAAAACCCATTCTATGCAGTTATGAATGCGCCAAACTCGACTCTGCAAAGACTCATTCGAAAACTCCGTATTTTGGATGTAATCGATGAGCAGGCGGGGTCCGGTAAGTTGGATCTGATCATTCAGCTTCCTTATACAATTCGTAGCGAAGCACGCCAACAGCAGGCTGAGATTCGTCGCAAGTCTGTTGAAGACCAGCTCGCTGGGAATAAACTCGGCATCGCATATATCGACAGTACTGAGAAGGTAATTCAGCTGAATCGCTCCGTCGAGAATAATCTCCTGAAGCAGGTTGAGTATCTTACGAGTATGCTATATAGCCAGTTGGGTCTTAATCAGAGCATTCTGGATAATACCGCCGACGAGCAAACTCAGTTGAGTTATAGTAACAAGATTGTCGAACCAATTGCATCAACTATCACAGATGAGTTCAAGCGGAAGTTCTTAACTAAGACCGCTCGTAGCCAAGGACAATCTATCATGTTCTTCACTGAGCCCTTCCGTATGACTCCCGCTGCTCAGATGGCTGATCTTGCCGATAAACTTACCCGCAATGAGATTCTCACCAGTAATGAGGTTCGCCAGATTATCGGTATGAAACCTTCTACCGATCCGAAGGCAGACGAGCTTAGAAACTCGAATCTCAATCATCCGGATGAAAATGGCAATACTGCGGATAATGAGCAACCTACCCTAAAAACTATTCAGAAAGGAGAAAACGCAGATGTATGATTGCGCAGGCTATGTGACCCGTTATGGTGTGAAGTGTACCGATGGCATCACAATTAGTCAGGGTGCTTTCGCAGATCAAAATGGTTCTCGAGTTCCAGTTGTATGGATGCATATTCATGACGATGTGGAAGCAGTGCTTGGCCATGCTGACCTGGAAGCAAGAGATGATGGCGTGTATGGTAAGATTTCCTTCAACAATACTGAAGGCGGCGTCGCCGCGAAGGAACTTGTCAACCATGGCGATGTGGTTGCGTTCTCCATTCATGCGAATCGCCTAACCAGAAACAAGTTTACAAATGTTGTCTCTCATGGCAATATTAAGGAAGTAAGTCTTGTTCTGGCTGGGGCAAACCCCGAAGCATATATCGAAAAGCTGAACTTGGCCCATAGCGACGATGGCGACGATTTCGATGATGCAAATATCTGGACTGCTGGCGGTGTTGAACTGATCCATGCAGACGAAGAAAAGAAGGAGGATCCTGACGTGAAGGATGAAGATCTGAAGCACGAGGACACTAACCCTGAGGATGAGAAGAAGTCTGAAGGCAGCGATAAGACTGTCCAGCAGGTTCTTGATACCCTGAATGAAGAGCAGAAAACCGCCGTTGCCTATCTGATCGGCAAAGCTCTGGAAGAAGGCGGCAATATTGAGCATAGTGACGATGAGGAGGACGATGACGAAATGAAGCACAATGTCTTTGACAATGAGGGCCGTGCCCCCGCAACTCTGACCCATGATGATATGCAGAAGATCCTGAAGGACGCCAAGCGTCTGGGCTCTCTGAAGGCTGCTGTTCTGGAGCATGCTGAGTCTGAGGATATGGCCGGTTTGGATGAGGCTATTTCTCATGCTGACTATGGTGTGGAGAACTTGGACTATCTGTTTCCCGATGCACGTAAGCTGACCAATGAGCCCATCTTCATTCAGCGCAACCAGACTTGGGTTTCTCAGGTGATGAGCAAGGTCCATCGCACTCCCTTCTCTCGGATTAAGAGCATCTTCGCTGACATTACCGAGGACGAGGCTCGGGCCAAGGGATACATCAAGGGTAAGCTGAAGAAGGAAGAGGTCTTCTCCCTGCTGAAGCGGACTACTACTCCCACTACGATCTATAAGAAGCAGAAGATGGATCGTGATGACCAGGTCGATATCACTGACTTCAATGTCGTCGCCTGGCTGAAGAGCGAGATGCGGATGATGCTGAATGAGGAACTGGCTCGCGCCATCCTGATCGGCGATGGCCGTCTGGCTTCTAGCGATGACAAGATCAATGAGCAGAACATTCGTCCTATCTGGACTGATGCTGAGTTGTTCACTATCAAGTATGCTGTTACCAAGGGCACTGATGAGGCCGAGCATGCCAAGAACTTCATCAGAGCTGTCATTAAGTCCCGCAGTCAGTATAAGGGCTCTGGTAACCCTGACCTGTACACTACCGAGGACCTTCTGACTGAGATGCTGCTGCTCGAGGATACTACCGGCCGTGTGATCTATGACACCGTCGAGAAGCTGCGCACCGCTCTGCGTGTCAACAGCATCGTGACTGTTGAGTCTATGGTTGGTCTGCAGCGTACCGATGGCAACTCCAAGACTCAGAAGCTGGATGCTATCCTGGTCAACCTGACCGACTACAATGTTGGCGCTGACAAGGGCGGTGAGGTCAATATGTTCGATGACTTCGACATCGACTACAACCAGTACAAGTATCTGATGGAGACTCGTTGCTCCGGTGCTCTGACTCGGCCTTATTCCGCTATCGCGTTTGAGACCCAGCAGGACTAATCTGAGCAAAGTTTTCATAACTGAAAGGAGAATTATCTATGGATAGAGTTTATCAGGATGCCAAGGACAAGAACGTTGCGAAGGTCATCGTGTACGTGGACTCTGCTAAGGCCTACAGTGACGCTGGCCATAAGACTCAGATGAAGACTTCCGAGCTGAAGGATGCCTTCATGAAGGGCTGCGTACTGGTTTCTGCCGCTGGCACTTGGGTTGCGCCCACCAGCTATACTGAAGCCTCTAAGGTTGGCACCATCGTGGGCCTGGATGCTGGCACTACTGGCACCACCACCACGACCGTTCGTGCCGCTTCTATTGCGGACTAAGTAAAAATTCAAAATGGCAAAGTTTTATGGTGCTATTGGGTTTGTCTTGCAGGAGGAGACTGCTCCAGATGTCTGGACCGAACTTCCAATTGCAAGATATTACCAGGGTGATGTCATCCGTAACGTCAAGAAGGCAACTTCCGGAGAAGGCTTGAACAATGATCTGGATGTCAATAACCAGATTAGTATTGTGGCCGACCCGTTTGCCTTCGCTCATTTCTTTGCCATGCGATACGTCGAATGGATGGGTGGGTACTGGAATGTTCAGTCCGTTGAAGTCCAATCCCCCCGTCTGATCATCTCAATTGGGGGTGTGTATAATGGCGAAATCGCGGCAAACGTTATCTGATAAGCTTCATGAACTTATTGGAGACAGTGGACGCGTATATTTTCAGCCGCCCTCCACTGTGAAGTTATCTTACCCCTGCATTATCTACAAACTTGATGACATTGATTCGCAGTTTGCGGATAATAACCCTTATTCATTGACAAAGAAATATGTGGTAATGATTATTGCCAAGGATCCTGATACGGAACTCCCGATGAAACTTGCACAGCTCCCCATGTGCACGATGAATCGAGCATATCCTTCCGATAATCTTTATCACTATGTCTTTGATCTCTACTTTTGAGGAGGAATTAACCTATGGCTAAACTCGTTTGGGATAAGTCCGGTGAACATCTGTACGAGACTGGTGTTGACCATGGTGTCCTGTATTTCCCTGATGCCTCTGGCGCTTATAAGGGCGGCGTGGCTTGGAATGGTCTGATCTCTGTGACCGAATCTCCCTCTGGTGCCGAGGCTACTGGCCAGTATGCCGATAACATCAAGTACCTGAACCTGATCTCTGCCGAGGAGTTCGGCGCAACCATTGAAGCCTACACCTATCCTGAGGAGTTCGAGGCTTGTAATGGTAACAAGGAGCTGGTTGCTGAGTCCGGTGTCTTCGTCGGTCAGCAGGCTCGTGGCGTCTTCGGCTTCTGCTATCGTACCCTGATCGGCAATGATACCGACGGTCAGGATCATGGCTACAAGCTGCATCTGGTATACGGCTGCCAGGTCACTCCTTCCGAGAAGGCCTATCAGACCGTAAATGACTCTCCTGAGGCTCTGACCTTCAGCTGGGAGCTGTCTACCACCCCCGTGAACGTCACCAACATGAAGCCCACTGCTCTGCTCATTCTCGATTCCACCAAGGTCAATTCTACCAAGATGGCCAAGATCGAGGATAAGCTGTATGGCGGCGGCTCCGAGACTGGTGCTGTTCTGCCTACTCCCGATGAGATCGCTGAGATCCTGAACGCCGCCTAATCGGTAAGTAAGAAATCAAAATGAGAGGGCTGGGTCTGAGGCGGCCTGGCCCTCTTTATAAAAATTTTAAAAGGAGAAAGATTCTATGATTAAGCAGCATGTTTCCTATGAAGACTACGAGGGTAATAAGGTTGAGAAGGATCTGTGGTTCCATCTGAACCGCTCCGATCTGGCTAAACTGAGCCTGAATTATGAAAAAGGCCTGATCGAGGGCCTGACTGAACTTCAGAAGAAGGGCGATAAGCGTGCGATCGCCGAGTTCATTGACGAACTGCTGATCAACGCATATGGCGTCCGTAAACCTGACAGCGATGTCTTCCTGAAGACAAAGGAAATTCGTGAGGACTTCGAATACTCCCTGGCGCATGATGAGATTCTGATGATGCTGCTGGGCGGTGATGACGATGATATTATCAATTTCATTGTCGGAATCATGCCCGGTCTGAATGCAGATAAGCGTGCTGAGGTTATCGAGGAAGTCCGTGCAGCGCAGGCGGCAAAAACTGCTCCTGCTCTGGAAGAGGCTAAGACAAATGCTTAAACTGGTCATTCCGGGGAGCGAAGTATATGATGAAGAGGCGGAACGCTTCAAGACGTACCCGGAACGGACCATCATGTTGGAGCATAGTCTCGTCTCAATTTCAAAATGGGAATCCAAATGGTGTAAACCATATCTAAATAGTACGTTAACCGCAGAAGAATCTCGGGACTATGTGCGGTGTATGACACTCACACAGAATGTTCCTGAGGATACCTATTTGAGGTTAACTCCACAAAACATGAAAGACATTGACGCTTATATCGCAGCGCCGATGACTGCGACTAAGATTACGCATCGTGAGGAAAAGAAAAAAACAGTCTTTGGCAAAACGAAGGCGATTACTTCTGAAGAGATTTACGGATGGATGGTGGCATTTCAGATCCCAGTCGAATTCCAGAAGTGGCATCTCAATCGCCTCATGATGCTAATCGAGGTCTGTAATGAACAGCAGAATCCTAAGAAGCCGAATAAGAAGCAAACTGCTAAGGATTATGCAAAACTAAATGCTGAGCGTAGAAAAGCGCTTGGAACGAAAGGATAACGCATGGCGATTTACAGATCTATTCCGATCGACCGATGCCGAATCCGTTTGGTCGATAATCGGAAAACTAAGTATACTCTCCAGCAGATGTGGAAACTGTATGGCGGTCCGAACGTGACAATCATGAATGGACCGTTCTTTAACATGCAGACTCGAAATCCTCTAACCCATACCAAAATTGATGACACAGTTTTGTATCGTCCGCTCTATAATGAGTATGGCATTGGCTGGGTGAAAGATGGAGCCCCTGATTGGGGGATATTGCCAAATGCAAACTTCAACAGCTACTTCACAAATACTGTCGTCATCCCGAATGGTAAGAAACGGTCTACGCTGAGCTCCCATGGTGATGCCGATGGTACAAAAGCGAAGCCAAGACTTACTAGTAGACCTGCATTTGGGTTTATGGGTAAGAACTTTGTGTTTGGCATTGAGAAGAACATCGGTTTGTGGGATTTTCAGGATCGTCTCTACAAGAAGGGTTGGACATATGCCCTGGTTGGCGATGGCGGCGCATCTACTGCATTCCGAGATTCCACGCAAATTATCAAACCCAGTCGAACTATCTCGATTTATGTGGTGATTACAGAACTCCCTGCTGCTGAGAAAGAAGAAGTGAAAGGAGAGAAGCCTATGATTCCGATTTATGCTTATAGCTGGAAGAAGGATGGAGAGAAGGCACTCTCCGCCAACTTCAAAGTCAAAGAATTCCGTTGCAAAGACAACACGGATACGATCTTCATTGCGCCGGCACTGGTCGAGCTTCTTCAGAAGATTCGTGATCACTATAAAAAGCCGGTGAATATCAATTCCGCCTATCGGACGGAACCTTATAATAAGAAGATCGGCGGTGCGAACTACAGCCAGCACAAATATGGAACCGCTGCTGATATCTATATCAGCGGTGTAACTCCTACTGCACTTTATACGTATGTAGACAGTCTGCTCGGTAATACCGGTGGTATTGGCAAGTATAAGAACTTTGTTCATGTCGACGTGCGTGAAGTGAAAGCTCGCTGGTCCGGAACCTAAGAGAGGAGGATGTTGGGTGATAGCCGTTAGAACGCGTGGAAATTTCGATAATACCGAGAAGTATTTGAAGGGTCTGGCGTCTAAAGACTATCGCCCCATCCTTGATGCTTATGCAAGACGAGGCTTAGAAGCTCTCATTAATGCAACCCCAGTAGATACGGGAATTACTGCTGAGTCCTGGGGGTACAAAATTCAAAATGATTCGCATGGGGTCTCTATTGAATGGTATAACACCAATACAATTGATGGATATGCATTTGGCGGAAAGGGAACCCCTGTTATTATCCTCCTTCAGTACGGTCATGCAACCGGAACCGGCGGGTATGTTGAGGGCTATGACATCATAAATCCTGCCATTCGGCCGATATTTGATGAACTCTCGAAAGAGCTATGGGAGGAGGTTAAGAGATAATGTCTACCACAGTTGATAATCGGGTCGTACAAATGCGATTCGATAATGAAGAGTTTGAAAAGAAAGCACATAAAAGTATATCTACCCTAGATAAACTGAAGAACGCTTTGAAATTTTCAGGCGCTTCTAAAAATCTTGATGATGTTAACAAATCGTTTAAAGAAGTCGATGCAAATCCGCTTCTGAAGGCAATTGAGGGCGTAAATGGTGGTTTGACGACTATGGTCGCAAAGGCAACTATCGTAAATCGTGCTACCAATGCTTTGATTGATACAACCAAGCGATTTGTTAGCAGTATGACGCTTGGCCAGGTGAATGCTGGTTGGGATAAGTATGCTGAGAAGACAAGTGCCGTCCAGACAATTATGTCGGCTACCTCAAAAGACTTCAAAGATACTGGTACCCAAATGAGCTATGTCAATAACCAGCTTGAAAAACTGAACTGGTTTACTGACGAAACCTCTTATAATTTCACTGATATGGTCGGCAACATTGGTAAGTTTACTTCCAATGGTATTAAACTTGATAAATCTGTCACGGCTATGCAGGGTATTGCATTGTGGGCTGCTCGCTCTGGTGCAAATGCTAATGAAGCTAGTCGGGCTATGTATAACCTTTCTCAGGCACTATCTACAGGCGCTGTAAAGTTGATCGACTGGAAATCCATCGAGAATGCAAATATGGCTACTGCAGAATTCAAGGAAAATGCCATCGAAACTGCTGTTGCTTTAGGTAAACTTAAGAAAATTGGCGATGGTGTTTACAAGACTATGCAGGGTAATGCTGTTAGTGTTACTAATTTTAATAGCGCCCTGTCTGATTCTTGGCTTACGTCTGATGTCTTAATACAGGTCCTCGATAAGTATGGTTCTTTCACCAATAAACTTTATGAGGTCTCTGAAGCAACTGATCTAACAGCTACTCAACTGCTTGCCGCAATTGATAAGTATGCTGATGGCACACTCGATTTGCAAGCATATGCGAATTCTACTGGGGTCGATGTTGAGGAACTTCGTGGATATTTGGATGAACTGAGCAGTTCTACTTATGAGCTGGGCCGTAAGTCCTTCCAGGCAGGTCAGGAAGCTAAGACATTTGCAGAAGCTATTTCCGCTACATCTGACGCAGTCTCCACTGGCTGGATGAAGACTTTTGAGTTAATCTTTGGTGATTACGAGGAAGCCAAGAAACTCTGGACAAGTTTGGCGAATATCCTCTATGAAGTCTTTGCCGCTTCTGGAGATGTACGTAATGAGCTCTTTGGTGAATGGCGTGAAGGTGGTGGCCGTAAGACCCTGCTTGAAGGCATCAATGAATCCATGGAGGCAATCCTTCGGTTGATTACGCCCTTCAAAGATGCATTCCGTGATATTTTCCCGGCCAAGACGAGCCAGGATCTCTTGAATATCACGGCCGCATTCAAGAAACTAGCAATATCTTTACAGCTCAATTCGAAACAGATGACAAATATTCGCCGCATTATGCGTGGCGTATTCTCTGTCTTTGATATTTTCCTAATAGTTCTGAAGAGTGTTGGCAATGCCGTTAAGGATCTGATTGCACCTCAGTTCTCCACTTTTGGAGATATGCTTCTTGCGATTCTCGCGACTATTGGTGATCTTATCTATGCATTCCGGAATTTCATTCATTCTGGTGATAAGATCTCGGTTTCCTTTGGAAAAGTTGGGGAGTTTGCTAGTAGTCTTCTTGAGATTCTTAAGAAGCTTTTCAATCAATTCCGGTCGAGCGCTGTTGGTCAAGTTTCCTTCAAGATAATTCAAAATGTGTTCGTTGGAGCGGCAAAAGCTGCCAGTGATCTACTGAATTATGTCAAAGAAGTTGTCTCTCGGATTGCAAGTCTTGATCGAATCACCTTTGCAAATCTCATTGGGATTTTTAAGGGGATCGGTGTCGATGCACAGAACTGGTTTAAGAACCTAAACTTCAATATCACTGACTCCGATGGCATTCTTGATAAATTCCAGAACTCTGTAAAGAGTGCTTGCAATCAGGTTGGAATGAGTTTTGATAACCTTCAAAAGAATACTGACAAGGTTTTCACTACGATTAAGAATCTTCTTGAAAAGATTCCTTGGGCAAGTATCGTATCGATCGCATTCGGTATGACACTTATCCATCAGATCAACAAATTTGTCACAGCTATGTCTGGTGTTGGCTTACCTGTTGAGAGTCTAGCAAAAAGTTTGAATAAACTCCTTGGCTCGATTACGGGTATGTTCAATGCTATCAAGAACTCTATCAATGTTCCTACTTATGCAAAGATCGCCAAAGCGATTGCGATTCTTGCAGCATCAATTGGATTGCTTGCACTACTGCCGAGTGAAAAGGTGGAACTCGCAGCGATATCGCTTGCTGGTGTCATAGGCGCATTCTTACTATTCATTTTGGTACTCGGTAAATTACCGAATGTCTCAAAGACGGCTATGTCTGCTGTAAAGATCATTACGGCTTGCATTGCTGGTTTGGCAATTTCGATGATTGCACTCGCTTCTGCATTTAAACTTCTTGAAGAAGTTGATCCAAACAAGCTCATTGATTCGACTCTTGCAATTGGAACATTAGTCGGCGTGCTCGTCTTTGCGGCCGCCCAGATGAATTCCAATATTACAAGATTGAGCGATGCAAGTGGAAAGATTAAGTCGACAAATACCGCAGCAAAGAACTTGCTTGCAATGTCTGCCTCGATCTTTATCATTGCTAAGGCGCTTGAATCGATCTCTGATATTAAGTTCAAAGATCCTGCATCTGCAATCATCGCAATTACGGCTGCAGTTATATCTGTCGCATCTTTGAGTGTCATGATTGGCAAGATGAAAGCGACTGACGGGCTTAAGAATTCTGCGGCTCTCCTGCTTGGGATCTTGTCGATTACTGCTATGTTCAGGACTCTCGAAAAGCTTGGCGAAGTCAAAATCACCAATCTTGGTAATACCATTAAGAATGCAATTATAGTCATTGCTGCGCTTGGCGGATTGTTTGCCGTAACTCGACTTGCTGGTGAAAATGCCGGTAAAGCTGGTAAACTCATGAGTGGTCTTGGCATTGGTATCCTTGCTCTGATGGGCGCAATGATTCTTCTAGGCAAGATGGACGAAACTACTGTCAAACGCGGAATTAATGCGATTGGATACTTTACCATCATCATGATGGGCCTTATGGTTGCATCGAGCGCTGTTGGCGAAAATGCACATAAAGTATCTGTAACGCTTCTTGCCGCGGCTGCTGCAATTGGTGTGCTTGCCATAATTAGTGGTATTGTTGGGGTACTTGATGATGGCCAGATGATGAAGGGCGTTGTCTACATTGGCGTATTGTCCCTATTCTTAGATGGTCTAATTCTTGTTACAAGTAAATCAACCGATGCCACAAAGACAATTGGAGCCTTGACTGTTGCCATGGTTGCTCTTGGAGTCATGATCGCAGCGCTGACATTTGCTATGAAAGACGGTCCCGATAAGCTCACGGCGGCGTCACTCGCTATGTCTGCAATGATGGTCTGCTTTGGGATTATGGGTAAGCTAGTGTCAACTATTGAGAAAATCAATATTGCGTCTGTTGGAATCTTGGTAGTCTTGACGGGGCTTCTTGCTACAATTCTTGGCGGATTCTTAGCACTTGCTCCAAATCTCGATATGGCGATTCCTGTTGCAACATCGATTGCAATTATGATGGCCGCCTTGATTCCTGCCATGACTGCAATTATGATGGCTTCAGCAGTTGGTGCCGTGGCGGCTGCCGCGCTTCCTGCTCTGGGTATCGCTGTTGCTGCTATAGCAGTGATTCTTACCGCAATCGGTGTACTTAGAGGTCTTATACCCGACGATCTCCCTGATAAATGCTTAATTATTGGCGAGGCGATTGGTAACCTGGTTGGTGGTCTTGCTGGTGGTGTCTTTGAAGGTGCCATCACGACTATCGGTAAGGGTATTCAGGCATTCGCTGACTCTGTTTCTGGTGTTGACTTCGCTCAGGTTCTCTCTGCGATCAATAGCATCGTGAAGTTCGGTGAGGCTTTGCTAGTCCTGTCTGCACTTGATTTGGGCGCAAGAATTATCGGTAAAGCCAATCTCGATAAATTCGGGGAAAGTCTTTCTGGTCTTGGCGCAGCACTTACTGAGTATGGCGCTGCAATTCAAAATGCGAACATTTCGAAGATTATCGCTTCGACTCCTGCAGTTACCGCTCTTGCAAATGTTGCTTCTATGCTACCCAAGACTGGTGGTGTGGTGCAGTTCTTTGGTGGTCAACAGGATCTTAGCAAATTCGCAGAGGGTATTACCGCGTTCGGCTATGCCCTGACTGAATACTCTATTGCTGTAAGTTCCTGTAATAATGCCGCTATCGTTGCATCCGTAGCGAGTGCGGCTGGTCTTGTTGCTATCGCAAATCAGATTCCTGATTGGGGCGTTCTCGGCATTTTCTTTGGCCAGCAGAGCTTGAGTACATTTGGGATGCAGCTTCTTGCATTCGGTGCGGCGCTTACTGCATATTCTGGCATCGTGAGTCTGTGTAATGTTGAAGCTATCAATGCATCTCTACCCGCAGTTCAGTCTCTTGTTGCTATCGCAAATCAGATTCCTAACTGGAGCATTTTTGGTATGTTCTTTGGAAAGCAGAGCTTTGCAGTTTTCGGAGAACAGCTTAAGATGTTTGGTGAATCACTGGTTAAGTATGGTAATTCCGTTGCGAATGTTAACCCAGCATCGATTTTGGCTTCTGCATATGCTGCTAAAGCACTCGTTGAGGTTGCTAAAGCACTTCCCGATGATGGTATTATTCAGTGGGTGCAGGGTAAACAGGGTCTCGATAATTTTGGTGATAAACTCGAAGACTTCGGCAAGAGTCTCGCTAAATACTATAACTCGATTAGTGGTACAACAATTGATTCTACCCAGACGAGCATTATTCTTGCAAACTTGAACCGAATCATTGATTTTATCCCGAGAGTTGCTGATCTTGATATGGCAGGGCTCGTCAGTTTTAGTGATAAACTCACTGATTTCTCTGGCGGACTTGTTGAGTTCTTCGCTGATGTTGCTACGATTGAGTCTCCGACTCCGCTTGATCTGCTTTGTCAGAACGTTGTTTCCTCAATTGCCGCGCTTAATCTCTATGTGGATGAATTCAAGAAGGCTGGCGAAGATTGTGTCGCTGGTTTCTTGCAAGGTGTTGCTGGCGATGACGCACTTACCCAGGTTGGTACAAGCGGCGAGACACTCGGTATGAAATTCCTGTTAGGTTTCCGGACTGTGACAGGATGGCATTCTCCGTGGACTACCATGATTAGCGCTGCTTGGGATGCTGTTAAGGGTCTGTTCACTGGTGTCAAAGAAGCTCCTGCAGATGATGTTGGCGGCGGTCTCGCCGAGAAGACTCTCGATGGATACGACAAAGTCGCTGATGGTGCTTATGAAGGTAAGGCTGCTGATGCTGCAAATGAGCTAGCTGCTGGTGCCGTCAAAAATGGTGATACAGCGGAATCTGCCGGCAGCTATCTTGGTAGTCGCATGCTTCAGGGCATGGAAGGCGCTTCCAAAGATCTGACAGGCTGGGCTAAGAAGCAAACTGCTAAGGTAAAAGAAGTAAAAGACGAATACGCTGATAGTACTGCGAATAGTCTTCTTGACATGGTTGGTCTCCGACTTGATACGGAAGAAACAAATGCGGCTACATCTGAGATGCAGAGCGCACTTGAGGATACAATCAGCGCCGCGACGACCGGGGCAAGCGGAGCATATTCTTCTGCTGGCACCAAAGCCGCTGATACTTTCTTGACAGCTTTTGAAAAAAAGCTCTCTGATCTAGATCTTGATCTTTCGACGATCGACCTTGAACAGGAACTTTGGGAAGCGACAATCGGACGGACCGCATCTGAAACCGATAAGAACGCCAAAGAAACTGAAGTTATCAAGAAGAAGATTGAAATTCAAAATGAGAAAGTTGACCAGGCAAATCAGAAGTATGAGTATATTGTCAAGAAGATGGGCAAGACGAGCGAGGATGCTAAGAAGGCCTATCAGGAGCTTCTCCAGGAGCAGATTGATCTTGCAAACCTCATGAATCAGGTGAATGAGGCTCGGAACTCCGTTACCAATAACTCTGTCGATGCAATGGTTGCCTATGCACAGTATATTGGCGAATCGAAGGATGATCTTCTGAAACTTGGCTTTACAATGGAGCAGATTTCTGCCGCCGCTGCGGAACGTACTGGATACAACCTCCAAAATACGACCCAGAACATGACGGAGTCTGTGACTGGTGCTGTCCAGACCGCTATGAGCACTGTCTCCTCGACTTATGCTGCTACTGCTGAGAGTACCATTGGCGCTCTTACTACCAACTTTGAATCCTATGGCGTAAAGTATGCAGAGTCTCTTGGTAATGGTATGGCAACTACAACTGGGGCAGTTACGACTGGTGCTAAGGCTTTGGCAAATGCTGGCACAACAGCTATCTCTGGTGATTATCAGCAGTGGTATAACCTTGGTGCGATGTGTGCTGAAGGCTTTAAGCAGGGTATCCTGAGCAAAGCAAAAGAAATTGCTGATGCTGCTGCAGCTATTGCGAATGCCGCTTTTGATGCAACTCAGATTGCGATTGACTCTCATTCTCCTTCTCGTAAGTTTATGTGGCTTGGCGAGATGGGCGGTGAAGGCTTTGCACTCGGTTTTGAGAACATGACCAATCGGGTCGCTCATAGTAGTGAAGAAATGTCTCAAGGCGCGATTGATGCTGCTCGAGAGACAATCAAGCAGATTGCCGAAGTCATTGACACTGACCCGACTTTGCATCCGCAGATTGCCCCGGTAGTTGATTTGACGAATGCAAAAACTGGTCTTAACAAACTGAATGTTATGAAGACGCCCGTTATCACAACTTACGTAACTGGTGCTCGGGTTTCTGCAGTTGCGTCTAGTCTGAATCAGCAGCGTTCTAACATCAATCAGCAGGTTCCTCAGAATAATCAAAATGGGCCTCAGGTTGTTGAGTTTGTACAGAACAACTACTCTCCGACGGCGCTTAGCCGGTCTGAGATCTATCGGAATACAAATAATCAGTTCACTGCTTTCAAGGAGGCGATTTCTAGGGTATGATTAAGTCCATTAAGGTAACCAACCCGAAGGGCGAGTCTTTAGTTCTGGATCTTTTCCATCCTGAGAAGTCGGGACTGATTGTGAGAAGCATTTCGGGACTCGGACCCCCTAAAGCTAGCATTAATTCAACGGACCTGGCCACGGCGGATGGGGCTCTTTACTCATCTGCACGGGCCAGCACCCGTAATATAGTCTTTAATCTGCAGTTTATGTTCGCACCGACTATTGAGGATTCTCGTCAGTTAACCTACAAATATTTTCCGCTTAAGAAACTGATCAAAATAGAAGTAGAAACTGACAACCGGAGTCTTGAGACAAGCGGGTATGTCGAGTCTAACCAACCTGATATTTTCTCGAAAGAAGAAACGACTCAGATCTCAATTTTGTGTTTGAATCCGTTTTTCTATGACCCAAATCCGAGTGTTACCCAGTTTGCAACCGTGACCCCAACCTTTGAATTCCCATTTTCAAATGAATCAACTAATGAGAATTTTATCGAGTTCGGCACAATCAATCTTGATACACGCTCTATAATTGACTACATTGGCGACGTAGACACTGGCGTGCTCATTACGATACATGCTCTTGGGTCCGTTTCTGGGTATCTTACTATTTATAATGTGGAAACACAAGAAAAAATGGTTGTGGACCTGGCGAAAATTAAGACACTTATTGGGAAAGACTATGGAAGTGGTGACGATATCATTATTTCGACAGTAAGCGGTGATAAGTATGTGCAGGTCCTTCATGATGGTAAATATACAAATGCCATTGCCGCAATCGAGAAACTTGCCGATTGGTTTCAGGTCTCTGTTGGTCGAAACATCTTCAACTTTACGGTAACAAAAGGCATCGAAAATCTCGTTATGTCCTTTAGCTATCGAAATGCTTATGGAGGTATTTGATTATGGAATTTATGGTGCTCGATAAGAACTATGACGCCATTGCTATGATCGATACGTTCACATCCGCAATCTGGACAATTCGCTATAACGAAGCAGGAGATTTCGAGCTCTATACACCGGTTCGCCTTGACTATATTCAAGCAATGCAGATCGGAAATTATCTTTGGAGCAAAGAATCAGATCGACTGATGATTATTGAGACAGTTGAGATTGCGACTGATACCGAGGATGGTCCGCAGTTAACTGTTACCGGAAGAAGCCTTGAGAGCATTCTCGAGCGGAGAATCATCACTTCCAGTGCTACCTTTATCGGGAATGTGCAGAGTATTATTATTTCTATGCTCAATAGTGAAGTAATTAATACCTCTTCTAATCGTAAAATCCCAAACTTTTCCTATAAGATCTCAACAGATACTCACATCATCGGAACCTCGATGGAGTTTACTGCCCGTGGAGAAAACCTCTATGATATGATCTGCTCGCTTTGCCAAGAGTGTAAGATCGGATGGAAGATTCTTCCAAAAGGTGCCGGTGGGTTTGAGTTTGAGCTCTTTGTTGGTACCGATCGATCCTACAGCCAAGATGTTAATCCTTATGTTATATTCTCTCCGAGCTTTGAAAACCTTCTCAATTCCAATTACATTAAGTCTTATAAGGCTTACAAGAATTCTGTCTATGCAGTTGGGACCTATCAGAAAGAAGTCAAGATTCAGAACAAATATAAGGATGATAATGGTGAGTGGGTTGTAGAAGAACAGACAACCTACGAAGAAGATGAAGTCACTGCATGGGGATTCTCTGAAGATTCCGAACCGATCGGGCTAGCCAGGCGAGAAATCTTTATAGATAACGGTGGTGTAAATGATGGCGAGCAAGGTGGCGAGTATAGTGTCTGGAATGCGATCAACAAGCAGAAAGGTTTAACTGAGCTTGCAACTCACCAGACAACCACTGCTTTCGAAGGCGAACTAGAAGCGACGAGGCAATACGTCTATGGTGAAGACTTTACAATAGGCGATATTGTCCAAATTCAAAATGAGTATGGAATTGAAGGAACTGTCTACATTTCCGAGATTGTATTTTCTCATGATGCGTCCGGCATTACCATTACTCCTACTTTTACATCCACAGAGGATGAAACCATTGAATAAGGAGGTTCTTTATGGCTGTAACTTATGGCTTTTATAATTCCTTGAATAAGGATCGCATGTACAACGCCGAGCAGATGAGCTCCATATTTAATGGAATCATTACGGATGGTGTATTCGCATCTATTGGCGGATCCTTGATGCCGATTGCTGGAACCGGGATGCAAGTGATCGTGAAACCTGGCCGTGCTTGGTTTAATAGTACATGGACGCTGAACGATGCTTTACTTCCTTTGGATATTCCTGCGGCAGATGTGAGTCTTACCCGAATTGATGCGGTTATTGTGGAGATCAACTCTGCTATTAGTACTCGTGCAAATGCCATTAAAGTGATCAAAGGTACTCCCTCGGCAAACCCTGTAAAACCTGCATTGGTTAATACGGAAACTTTACATCAGTATGCGCTTGGTTACGTGACTGTCAGTGCTGGTGTGACTAGTATCACTGCAGATAAAATTGAGGTAAATGTGGGCAAGACAACTTGTCCGTTTATTACCTCTGTCCTTCAGCAGACAGATATTACTGCACTGTTTAATCAGTGGAATGCGGAATTTAATACATGGTTTACAAATATTCAGGCCCAGCTTTCTGGTAATATCGCCGCTAATCTTCAGAGGCAAATTGATGAATTAAGAAATGCAAAAAATATTAAGATTAGTAGCGAATGCGCCAATATCCTGAATATCGATGCTAATAGTAGTGTGGATGATGGACTTAAAAGTCTTGGGATTAAAACCAATATGCTTGTTCAAGGATCTGCAACTTTAAAACTAAAAGTTGTTGATGGATCTGGAAAACCGGTTTCAGGTGTTCGAATCGCGAATGTGTTTCCAATCAATTCTGGGGATACGGCTCTGACGAATGATAATGGCGAGCTTACTGCATATATCAATGGGCATGGAGCAACTATCTCTATTTCTGGATATGGAGATATTCAGGATGCAACTATGAATATTTCTGTCAATCCTGGTGAAACAATTTCAAGGACTCTCACAGTTACGCGTAGAAACTTCTTAAAGATAACAAAGAGTCAGAACATTAGATTCTCACCAAATTGCCGTTCGATTGACTTTGCACTTGGTGGTGCTGGCGCCGGAGGAAGCAGTTATAAAAATATACGTGAGCTTTACTCTTATCTATATAATGCTGGAGGAACTGCTGGTGGTGGTGCCGGCGGCGGTGGTGGATATGTTACTGAAAAGAAATCTGTTAGCATTTTGCCAAATCATGATTATCCAATTGTCATTGGTGCAGGTGGTGCTGGTGGTGGAACTTTATCATCTACTATAGACCCAAATATGCTTGGTAGTGATGGTGGTACTAGTTCCTTCTTAGAAAACAATGCTGAAGGCGGAAAACATCCGACTTTTCAGAGTAAAGTTTTGGAAGACGTCGGATATGTCGATAGATATATCGGCGGTATTGGCAATGGTACGGGTGCGAATAATCGAGAGTATAAGAATGGTTTTGAGATGGATGCACATTCTGGATCTCCTGGAACCAAAAAAATATATACATCATTTACCGCAGATATGTTATATGGCGGCGGCGGTGGTGGCGGTGCAGTCATATATGGCGGCGGTAGCAGTGGTCCTGATGCTTCTGGTGGTGCTGGCGGCAATCCTGGAGGCGGTGCTGGTGGTGCAAATCATCAACAAGGAAGTACTAATGCCTCTGCTGATCCTGGTGCACAAGGCATAGATGGTCTTGGCGGCGGTGGCGGCGGCGGCGGTAGCAGTAATGGTCGTTTTGGCGCGGAGAATGCATCAGGTGGTCGTGGAGGAAATGGCGTTCTCACCATTCGTATGTATTTAGCCGTTAGTTAAGGTGGTGTAACAATGTACTGTATTGTTGAAAACGGGATCATAGTAAACATCATAGTGAGCGATAAGACCTTTGCAGATAGCATTGGCGCATTGGAATCTTATGATGGAGCCGCTATAGGAAGTAAATATGACCCCCCAATTCCAGTTAGCAGACTCGACAAAATAGAAGCACAGGTCGCCTATACCGCCATGATGACCGATACATTGATTGGAGGTCAAAATGAAGGATAAGATTGCACTTTGGTATGCACAGGGACTGTGGACTTCAGATATGGTTCAAAATGCTGTCAAAAAGAAAGTTTTGACGCAAGATGAAGCTGATGAGATTCTTTTGAAGAAAAACTAATATGAAACTCATATTGAGTTCATATATAAAAATTAAAAAGGAGAAAACTATGGACAAAAAGTTTGAACAGATCATCAACGAAGGTAAGAAAAACGGCAAAAAGGTAACCGAGATCAATGCCGAGTTGAAAGCTGCTGGTGCAAATTTTCATCTCGATTTTGAGAGGGCAGTTTCTGGTTGGTCCGAAAAAGAAATGGAAGAAGGTTTCATCCCTGCAGAAGATGAATCCAAAAATGTCAATCATTCCCTTGATTTGAGCCGAAAAACTGAACTGGCGAATAAAACTCAGATTATGGAATTGGCCGGAACTAAGTTCGAAATTGCTTATGACAAGGATGGCTATGTGAATACTATCACTCGCATTGACTAATTAATTACGATCGCGAATATCTGAAAACAAACATAAGGAGACATTACTATGGATCAAAACCAGTGGTTTAATGCAGGTAGTCCAGCTCCTATGAATGACAGGCAAGCGTTCGAAGCAGGCTGGACAGCCGCTCAAAGACAAATGGCATATGCACCGCAGGCGCCGCAAATAAATGAGCGTATTTTTCAGCAGACTCCACAGCAGACTCCTCCTCCGAGGCCCACATATCTTCCAGGTCGAGTCGTGAATTCTCCAGACGATATCCGTGCAAGTGAGATTCCTATGGACGGTACTGTTGCGGTCTTCCCGGCTTCAGATTACTCCTATATAGTCTTGAAGGCTTGGAACAGTAATGGCTCCATTCAAACGGAAATCTATCAGCACATCAATCCGAATGCTGAAAAGCAAGAAGATCCGAAGTTTGCAGAATTCAAAATGGCCTTAAATGAGAGGCTGGACAGGCTTGAAAAGATGCTTACGTCCTCTCCAAGGTCAAAATCCTCGCAGTCCCAGAAAGTCAAAAATGACGAGGAGGTAAAGTCAGATGAATAATCCTATCCAGGCGTTAGCTCAAATGGCGATGAACCGTATATCCTCGGATCCTAATTTTCAGAGAAATCCTCAAGCAAAAACCTTTATGGATATTATGCAAAGAGGAGACGTAACCCAGGGCGAGCAAATGGCACGAAATCTTTGCCAGTCCTTTGGAGTATCTGAACAGGAAGCTTTCCAACAGGCAAAATCGTTTTTCAAGATTCCCTAATTAATTCTCGTACATCACGAGTTGATTTTGGGGAGCGCGCGGCCCTAGATGAGACTCGTTTTGTAAAAATATTAATTTTTCAAGGAGGATCATTCTATGTTTAACATGAGCGCACCGAGTTTGGCCGATATCGCGGCGGTGACCAGAAACAACGATGGCAATGACGGTTGGGGCGGAAACAATGGCTGGTGGATTCTGATTATTCTGTTTGCTCTGTTTGGCTGGGGAAGAGGCGGCTATGGCTATGGTGGCGGTTCCGATGGTGGTTGTGGCTGCGCAACTGCTGGCGATATTCAGCGTGGGTTTGATACCTCTGCAATCGTCGGTAAGCTCGACGGCATCAACAACGGAATCTGCTCCTTGGGCTATGACCAGCTCGCCCAGATGAACAGTGTCAATCAGAATGTATCCACGACTGGGTTTGGCATTCAGAATGCTATTACTCAGATGGGTATTGCAAACATGCAGGATACCAATTCCCTCTCTCGGCAGCTTGCTGATTGCTGCTGTGAGAATCGGCAGTCTATTGCACAGGTTCGCTATGACATGGCCACGGATGCTTGCGCGATTAAGACCGCTATCAATGAAATGGGTCAGCAGATCATGCAGAACGATAATGCAAATTACCGTGCTCTGAGTGACAGACTGACTCAGCAGGAGATCGATCGGCTGAAGGCCCAGCTTGCCGATAAGGATCTTCTGATTAATCAGCTGAATCTTGGCATTTCCCAGCGTAACCAGACTGAGAACATCGTCTCTCAGCTTAAGGCCACTTGCGGTTGCAACTGCAATTGCAACTAACTCTTGCACTGAGGGGCTCTCTTCGGAGGCCCCCTCTTTAAAAAATCAAAATGAGTGAAATGGAGGTATATTTCGATGATTAAACTCACGAATCTGACGGCGCAGACGGTTCAGCCTGGCGAGTCTGTTACCTTTTCCACAATCATGAGAAAGAGTGGATGTGCAGAATGCTTCCGGCTTGGAACGGGCAGTGTGAAACTTTGCAAACGCCCGGCTACGTACGAAGCATATTTTCAGGCGAACGTAACGACTGAGACGGTTGGTATTGCCCAGCTTTCCTTTGCGTTGTCTGGCGATGTACTGCCCGAGTCTACTGTGGTACGCCAGATCACCACAGCGAATGCCTTTGACAGCATCTCTCTTCAGGATCTCATCTCTGTGAATTGCTGTGATTTCGATCGGATCACCGTGACTAACACGGGTGCTCTCCCGGTCGTCATCTCCATAAATCCTCTCTTCTATGTGAAGAGAATTTCTTAAGGAGGTGCAATTATGAATTACGATATTTGCGAGATGCGTAAAAAGCTCATTGAGTGGACCAAGGAGGCCATGAGTGGCTCTCCTAACTCCGTTGATACGCAAGAGCTTGGCGAAGTAATCGACATGATCAAGGATATCTATCAGCTCGAGTATTACTGCGCTAAGACAAAGTACTATGAGTCTGTTACTGAGGCGATGGACGAGTATGGCGATGCGGATCATTTCAAAATGGGGCGTTCCGGCATGATGCGAGTGCTTCCTGAATACGATCGTCGGGATCAGCGGTTTGATCCTGATGAGTACGACATCTATGGTCGTATGGGATATTCTGGAAGAGTTCCTCACAGCAATATGGGACGCAACTGGGATCGGTATTTGGATGCTCGTCGGCACTACAATGCCACGAAGTCTGATTCTGATCGCATGGAAATGTCCACGAGTGCGAAAATGCACATTGGGGAGACGATCGCTACATTGCGTGATATGTGGCATGACGCCGACCCCGACCTGAGGGAGAAGATGAAGAAGGATTTCTCCGCTTTACTTCAGGAAATGAATTAACGACCAAGTCATGAATAGCTTCTTGATGAATGGATACCTATGGCGTGTAGAACGAGTTCCCTATTCTAGCCCGATGCTGATTGAGAAAACCGGCTCGCGAGTCGTCGCGACAACGGACCCAATACGTCGGACTGTCTATTTACTCGACACGCTTGATGGTGACTTTCTCAATACGGTGCTATTGCATGAACTTGGCCATGTGGCAATGTTCAGTTACGGGCTGCTCGGTGATATTCATCGGGCAGTTCCGCAACATCTTTGGATAGACGCTGAGGAATGGGTTTGCAACTTCATTGCGGACTACGGACGTCAGATATTCCAGATAGCAAGCACCGTATTGGGCGATGAAGCCTGGTCATTCATTCCTTATGAACTGGAGCGACTGGTTGTGTGAGGAGTGTCTCTTGATGAATCCCTATATTCAGATGTTCTTTACTATTTTGGCGTCGGTCCTCGCTTCAGGTGGCTTTTGGACGTTGATTCAAAGGCGGTACGACAAAAATGACGCCAAAACAAAACTCTTGGTTGGCCTTGCTCATGATCGGATTGTCGAACTCGGCATGATCTATATTGAGCGAGGTTATATTTACCAAGACGAATTCGAAAATCTCAATGACTACTTGTTCGCACCATACGAGAAAGCCGGAGGTAACGGCTCTGCTAAGCGTGTTATGGACGTAGTCAGAACTCTCCCTATAAAACCTAATCCTGGTAAGTGAGGTGTTTCAAAATGACTCTTAGCAATAAAGCATATGACACGTTGAAGTGGATCGCTCAGATCCTCCTGCCCGGCCTCGGTACTCTTTACTTTGCCCTCTCTTCTATTTGGGGCCTTCCGTATTGCGAGCAGGTTGTCGGTACCCTGTCTGCCGTGACTGTGTTCATCGGTATGCTGCTTGGGCTGAGCGCCGCTAAGTATCCCGGTGACGGTACCATCAAAATGCAGGGCGCCACGTATAAAACAAAGCTGTCGATTCCCATTGATGAACTGACTGAAAAAAAGAGCGTTGTGCTGAAAGTTGAGGAGACTCAGAAATGAGTAAACGTTTCAAGTCGATCACGCGGTTTCTCTTCATTACCAGTCAGTTCGCGGCACTTATTTGGGTGAGCATATCTTATGTGATTGCCGCCTATTCGACCTTTGTTTTAAAACAGCCATTCCCCATTGAGACTCTTTCTGAGCAGGCTATCGTCGTCCTGTTAGGGACTCTCTCCGCTAAAGTTGTCGAGAATATTTTCGAGCACAACAATGGTGGCATCTTCGGAACCAATGCTTCTAGCGAGAATCAAAATGAGGAATAAATAGCAAAGAGGAGGCCGTGAGTATATCATGGTCTCTTCTTTTTGCCCTATCTCGCGATATTTTCATGCTCCTTTATGGAATAGAAGGACCCTAAATATTATAATTTAATAAAGGAGAATTGTTATGAAAAAGGTTATTACTGTTCTGGGTATGGTTATGGTTATCACTGTAAGCGTTATTGGCGTAATTACTATGATGAACAACAATGAGGAGAATACTGACATTGATACAACTACTATCAACTACATCAGCTACTATGATGCTGACGAAGCTGTTATGAAGTATATCAAGTCTGAGAACGTGTTTGACAATAGTGACAAAGTTACTACTGTTGAAATCGAAGCTCAGCACTTGGCTACTGGTGATTGCTTCTGGAACATCGTAGCACGCGATGCAGATGGTAAGGCAGTTGGCATCATGAGCATTGATTCTGACCTCATCGTTGAGCGTCTTCAGAATTATATCTAAACACTTATGGGGAAAGCATGGCCTTTCCCTTTTTTTCGCGAAAATTTCAAGGTAGTTTATGGAAAGAAAATAAATTTTTATGGAGGTATTCTTATGACTACTTTGGAAAGATTTGTGACTATGCTTAGTATTAGTTTGATTATTGCTGGTATGATCGGCATCCATTATTATATGGGTATCGGTTCTGCAGTGGTATTCGGGCTTGGCGTAGCATGCATGACTTTGACAATCAACATTGAGAATATTAAAAAGGACTTTCTGGAGATTGAGACTTAATGGTCTCTTTCTCTTTCGCGATAAAAACACTCCACTTTATGGAGGTGAATCAAAATGACTTTATCTGGAGTATTTGGATTTGGAGCGTGTATTGCTCTCATTGGCTTGATTAGCTATATGATTGTAGACGCGTTCAGAGTTTTAAAATATGGTCTGGAAGGAGACGATGAACTCAACGAGGGCGAGGATTAACATATCCTCTCCTTTTATTTTCGCGAAAAAAATCTCTTGTATTATGGAGAGAAACTCTACATTATATTTATGGAGGTATTATCATGGGTATTAAGAATGAGGATGCTTTTAAGAGAAGTTGGTTTCTGAGGACTATGACTATCCGATTAGTAGGTACGATGCTGTTGCGATCGGACCTCGAGAATGGGATACGAAGGGTTCTTTATATGAAACTTCTGGATTCAGGATTTCGGCCACGAGACGAGAGCTGATGGAACTTATGAAGGACTTTAAAGAAACTTATCCGGATGCCAATGTAACGGTATGGAAAAGTTAACTCCATAGAGCAGGAGGCTGTAATAACGGCCTCTTAGCTTTTCGCGATATTTTCATACCCCTTTATGGAAAGGAGGAATTCTACTATGTTCAATGATTTTAAGAAAGGTTTTTGGTACTCTATTGGGGCAATTGTTGGAGTGGTCACACTTCAGACACTGGCGGATAGAGTTATGCCAGAGATTGCTGCAAAGATGAAAAAGAAAGACGATGTGGAGGAATCCGAATAATAATTTGGGGAGACTGATCATAGTCTCTCCTCTTTCTGGAGGAAATAATGGACACTATTTTTGTAACTGAGAAGTTAATTTTGCATGCTGAAAAAGAACAACTGCTTGGCATCTCATTTTGGGATGAACTTAGCTCGGATTGTTGCAAACTTCATACACAGACTTTGTCAGAACCTGCCCCAATCAAAAATCTCAAGAATGCTATAGATCTCTACATGGATGACGATGAAAAAGAAATAAATGAGAAAAACATGGAGCTCGCAAGAGATTGGGTTATGCGAGAGTTGTCATACTGTATTCTAACTGGTTGGGCTGTCGTGTTCCATCCACTTAATGGTGGAGCCAATCTTCTGATTCAGATTTCAAAATGTGGAAAAAACTCTTATCAAATCATTCCGGTTTCGACAACTGTCCAATTCTACATGAAAATATGGGAAGTCATGAACAATCTTCGCCAAGATATTATGAATGAATTTCCAAATCTTGAGCAAGAATACAGAACATGGAGGGAATAATATGTCTAAAGCATTAAAATGTGATCGATGCGGCAAATTCTTTGAACACAAAGATATGGAAGAAAAATATGGTGAACGCAAGCGTGTCTATTATATACGTACCAGCTTTTTTGATGCACCAAATTCTGTTATGGATCTTTGCCCAGAATGTTATGGAAAACTTGAAAAATGGATGGAGGCGAATGAAAATGATTCTTGAGATTTTATTGATTGGTGTAACCATGACTATTTGCACAGTTGCTGGATACATCATCGGCGTGAATGCGGCAACAAAAACTTTAAAATTTGTAGGGACGCTTAACATCGCTCACGATAGCGATGGCGAAAAATACACATGCTTAGCAATCGATAGGCGATACTCTGGTTTTATGGATGACGAGTCGGTTAAATGTGTCCTAATGAACGTAAAACATCTTTATACGGAGAAACAAGAGGCTAAAACGCCATGACGGATCGAGAACAAAAAATCATAGATAATATGGGTTTAGTTCATTATGTTCTCCATAAATATTTTCCGCTATATATAGACAATCAAGACAATATTCAAAATGGATATGTTGGGTTAATTAAAGCGGTCGACTCATTTGACGAATCTACAGGAAATACATTCTCGACATACGCCACGAGATGCATATTCAATGAGATTGCTATAGATTTACGAAGGCGGAATAAATATGCAAAAGATATTTCGCTGCATGCGGTCCTTGCAGAAAGCGATACACGAGATGATCCTCTCACAATTGAAGACGCTCTCAGTTATGAGGATGACTATACGCCGCTATATATTCAAGAATTCGTTCGATGCCTTGATGAACGAGAGATCACAATACTTGGATATTTAATGGATGGAAAGACCCAAAAATATGTAAGCGATCATTTAGGGATGACGAGATCTAACGTTTGCCGAATTGTGAAAGTCATGCGGTCAAAATGGAAAGAATACTACTATAAAGGAGATAACTATGAATCTTAACGAATTGCGAGAAGCTATGGCATCTGATGCAACAAAGGAAAATGCAAGTTTGAAGGAAGAAAACGCACGACTGCGTCAGATGGTTAAAGATCTCAGAAGAAATTATACGGATGATACAAATGCTTTGAAGGAAGATTGTCGCGCATTAAGCAATCGGTGTTTTGCATTAACACGCGGACTTATGTGCTGTTTTTGCGAACTTAACCAATATGTGTGCCCGCATGCATTAACTGATATGGAAAAAGTCGAACGTGAGAAAAAATGGATGGAGGAAGCTACCAAATGAGTACTGAGTTCCCAACACGCCTCTGTGAAGTAAAAGGTGAACTTGGATATTTTCACCTTTGGGAGCAGTGGAGTAATGTTGTCGACGCCAGTCTGCTTCGTGGTGGACACCCTGCTGGGCAAATCGGGCAGGTTTATGGGATCGTTGAATTCAAAGATGGTGTTCGCCGTGTTGATCCGGAATCTATCAAATTCTGCGACGAAGAAAACGCCGCTCTCTGTTCGCATGTAAAGCATATCGAAGAGATGGAGAATTTTCATCAGAATGTAAATGCTACCAAGAAATTAATAAGGAGAATTAATGATGCTGAAAATTGAAAAAACTGAAGTTTATGGTTGGGAAGCGGCAATTCGTGGCATGAGAAATCCTAAGAATTCTTGGGAGAGGAGCGATAGTCATCCTTGCACTGTTCTGGGGGAGATCACAGATAAAAACCGTTCATATCGATGCGCCGGGTGTAAAAATGAATTCGTAGGGAGACCCAATTGCATAGTCATAGGCAAAAATGACCTTGACCTCATGACCCGTCTTCGGAATGCTGGCCCCGAACATGCTAAATTTCTTCGTATGATCGTGGTCACATGTGACATCACAGCGCCTTTATATTGGTGGAAGGAGTTTGACACGTACAAGGTCGGCACAGTAGCAAACTCCTGTTCTACTATGCATAAGATTATGGCGAAACCGTTCGAGATTGACGACTTCTCTCATGAGCATTTGCTTGATTTCTCCGATACATGCAAACTTATGAATGAACTTGATATGAATATTGAGAGTATTGAATCGCTCAACCTCGATGCAAGTCTATATAGGGACAGCAGTAATCTGTGGAGCCCGCGTTTTCTTCTTTTCAAAAAAGTTGATGCTCTCAATCAGTATCGAAATCTCTATCTGAAAGTCAAAGACGCTCCAACTAAGAACCTTGCAAAAAGGAATGAGATCTTAGAAACAATTTGGTGGCAGGTGATTCAGCTTCTTCCGAGTTCCTATAATCAGAAACGAACTGTATTTCTGAACTATTGGGTTCTTGCAAATATTTATCATCAGAGACAGCATCATAAGCAGGATGAGTGGCGTGTTACGTTCTGCGACTGGATCAAGACACTTCCGTATTCTGAGTTTATCACCGGTGAATTTGAGGAGAAATCGAAATGAGAAAGATCAAAATATGGACAATGCTTACTATGGCATTTGCTATCTGTTTGCTAACCGCTTGCGGAGGGCAGGCTGTAAAGCAATCTCCTGATATTTCAAATGCATTTGATGATGAGTCTAAGCCAAGACCCTCAGCAAATGTCGTCAGTGCCATGATACGATACGAAACAGCAATTGATGAATACTGCGAGTTTATGAACGAATGGTTTGAACTCGATGTTCTTGAACAAGCAGAATACATTGATAAATACACGGCATTCAATGATGAGCTTGCTCGCAATCAGGATATCATGTCTCAGCTTCTCGATCGTGAAGATGAGTTTACAGAGACTGACTATGAATATATTCGGCAGACGGCGCTTAAATGCTCTCAGAAATTATTAAACTGTGCTAGCGGTGGATTAGAAGCCGCAGAGGAGGCTCTTAATGGGGAAGGAAGCGATTCTTAACATCATGGAAAACCATAGTCACTGCCGGGTACGGACAGTCAATTCGGATCTCATAAGTATTGTCCAGGAGCATGGCCATTACGTTGCATACGTGGACCGTCAATTCTATTGTTCTGGAGATACATACCAAGAAGTTGTCCAGGAACTCTCAAAAGATGGCATCGTCTGAGGTGAGTCAAAATGCGGGTTAGAAAAGCAGGAAAGATCTTGTTGGGTGCAGATCTTACGAATGAAGAATCTAAAGTTCTCAATATGGAAATCCAGAAACGTATTGCCGAATACGATCGCAACAATGTTGATGAGATAGATGCCATGGTCTTGTGGAATCTTCATCTGATTTTTGGATTCGGTGAGGAGCGTCTTATGAAGTTCTATAACTCTTTCAGTAAAGATCTACACGCCATGTGCGAACGCTATGAGCTTACCGATAAAGGAGATGAGCTCTGGGTCTGTACGCATAAGCTCAAAGAGAAATTCGGCATTGATATTCATCAGTTAAACGATAAGTTCCGTTAATCGCGAGAAAAACAACCTCCTTTATGGAAACTTATATTTTAGGAGGTTTGTTTATGAAACAGTTATATTTGTATGGAATTGGTGGAGCAGAAGACGGATTTAGAGTAATCCGCTATCGTGAGATTGATCAAGCTGATCTATCGGCGCTTACGTTGAGATACGAAGCAACTGATATGTTAATGCATTATCGGTCGATTCGGAGATTCTTCGTAATTGACAATAGACCAGGGTTGGCCAAACTTTGCGCACAGTCGATTAAAACGAGAGACGTTGAGAAAGCGCTGATATTCCTGGATATTCTGGAGAAGCAAGGTCTTAAGATTAAGATCTAAGAGTATGGGCTCAGTCAAAATGGCTGGGCCTCTTCTCTTTCGTGAGAAAATCCTGTCCTATTATGGACATTATGTCTAATACTTTATTGGAGGAAAGATCAAAATGGCTTATAGTGCAATGATGTTGGATCAGATGATTGCGAAGGCAACTCGAAAGATGAGAAATGCTGAGTCTGATGCTGAACGAGCAGAGGCGATTAATGAACTCGATCAGTTGATTGCATTACGTAAAGATCTTACAGAAGCATCGGGAGATGGCTTTTATAAGATGGCTACGTTGGCAGTCACTGTGTTGGGTGTTATTGCGCCGCTGGTTGTAAACACGAGACTTGTGAAAGAATGTATTAAGTTCGAGGATACCGGTGCATGGAGTCATCCAACAATTCGTGGACTGGTCAGTAAGATTAAAATCGGAAAGTAAGACAAGTCTGGCAAGAGGTCTATCAAGGCCTCTTAGCCTTTATATTTGAGGAGGCTACTGAATGAATACCAAACATTTGGCAAAGAAAACTGGTAGATTTTTAAAGAAACATCTCCCTGAGATCTTGACAGTTGCATCGACAGTTGGAGTTGGTGCAAGCATCTATTTGACTCGTAAAGCGACAAAAGCGGAGCAAATCCTTCAAAATGAGGGAAATTTTGAGGCAATGGAGCCAATAGAAAAGGTCAAAGCTTATGCGAGTATCTATTGGCCTGTCGCTATCGTCTCCAGTGCCTCGATCGGGTGCATGTGGTGCGCTCATATTCTCGATAAACGGGCACAGACGCAACTTTTGAGTGCGTACATGGCTTTGGGGCAGGCATTTGAACGATATAAAGAAACTGTCCGCCAAAATGTGGATCAAGAAACCTACTGCAAAATCAAAGAGGAGTATCTGGAGGAAATGCAGCATCCCAGCAAAGTAGATACAGACGATCAGCTTCTTTTCTATCTCCCCTTCTATAATAAGTATTTCAATCGCACAATGAAGGAGGTTATCGATGCAGAGTATCAAGTCAATCGGGAGTTCGCACTTGCAGGGTACGCTAGTTTCAACACATTCCTTGATGCGCTTGGGCTTTATCCAATCGTTGGTGGAGAAGATATTGGCTGGTCTCAGGATGCTGGAATGGTCTTCTATGGGTACGGCTGGATCGATTTTGAGCATCGGTTACAGACGACGGATGATGGCTTGGAATGTTATTACATTGATATGCCATTTCTCCCGACTGAAGATTATTTGAATTATGGGATCGGGCAGATCGTTCAGTAAATTCGCGAAAAAATCCTCTTAGTTTATGGAGAGAAATCCAAATTCATATTTTAGGAGGATTTGAATATGTTTAAGAAGCTGAAGGAATTTGAAAGCAAGCCTATTACTTGGGGCGCTTATGGAAAACTTTGCTGGTGGAGCTGGATCGCAGGAATGCTGATCGGCATCGGCTATATATTGGTTACCATAGACGGCGCATGGGAATGGGTTTGCGACAAAGTCGTCGCGCTCAAGCACAAGCTTATGACTTGGAAATACTATGAAAATAAGGACGGTGACTTCGAAGACTGAGGGCTTTATGCCCTCTTTCTTTTCGCGAGAATAACTACTTCCTTTATGGAAAGGAGATGATCTATATGATCACATTAACGATTTTGGTAATTGCGTTGTTAATCATTGCAATTGTACTGGCGTTTACACTTCTTGCTGGAGGTGCGGCGTTCCTAGTAACATTTGGCGATGTTATCATCGCAGTATTCGTCATCGCTATGATCGTAAAACATTTTCTCAAAAAGAAGAAGGGAAATTGAGGGCTTTATGCCCTCTTCCTTTTCGCCATATTTTCATGCTCCTTTATGGAGGTGATGATATGTTTGTACAAGATCCATATATTCGAGACCTATGTTGGTTATGCGGATTGGCGATTGGTGTACTCGCATGGGTAATCCTAAATAAGAGGTCTTAAATGGCCTCTTCATTTCGCGAAATTTTCATGCTCCTTTATGGAAAGAAAGACACAAACAATAATGAAAATATTTAAAGGAGAATGAAATATGTTACACATTGCTATGGAAATTATGGTTGCTGCTATTGGTGGCTTTACCATGGTTAGCCTGATCGGTGGTTTCATGCATGAGTTCGGTAAGTTCATTATCGAGTCTAACGAGACCAAGATTGAGGACTGTAGTCAGATTTGATTGCAGTCTTCTTCTTTCTTTCTATAGCATTTCGCGAACAAATCTGTTCCTATTATGGAGGTGAATCAAAATGAGTGAGAAATTAGACGGTATGAAAATTGCGAAGATCGCCGCGGCGGCATTTATTGCTGTGGGGACAATTGCAAAAGCAACGTTGGATTTCGTAACGAATCAGAAGGACATCCGAAACAATACGGAGGAGCGTTAACACGCTCTTCCCATTTTTTTAAAAGGAGAAAGATCAAAATGAAGCTGACCAAGCTAAAAGAAGCAGCAAATGTCGTAACCATGTTTGCATCAGAGCATCGTACAAGTCTTATGATCGGTGGTGGTATCGCCGGTATGGTGGTTGCGGGAGTTACTGCGGTAAGGGTCACGCCCAAGGCGAGTATGCTCTTGGAGGAACGTAGATGCTCGAAGCATGATGCATATCTCGAGAATACTGAGGCAAACCCTCAGCTCACCATCAAGGACTATATTCAGGTAACGTGGAAGTATTACCTTCCTCCGATTGCGCTCGCTACGGTTTCTGCTGGGGCAATTATCTTCGCTCACAAAGTTGATCGTAAGGAGAATGCAGCTCTTGCAGCAGCTTACGCCATTTCCGAGTCTCGTCTGAAAGAGTATTCGGAGAAGGTTCTTGAGACCGTCGGCGAGAAGAAAGAAAAAGAAGTCCGCAATGCGATCGACAAAGACCGTGTTAATAACAATCAGCCGGTTGATGGTGAGATTATCAGCACTGGCCAGGGCGATACATTGTGTATGGACGCTTGGAACGGTCGATATTTCTATTCAGATATCGAGGTTCTACGTAGAGCGGCAGTGGATCTAAGTCGGGCTGTTTTGAATGATGAGACAGTTACACTCAATGATTTCTACGATCGAATCGATCTCCCGCAGACAAAAAACGGTGATTTCTTCGCTTGGGAGATCGGTAATCATCATGAAATGATCGAGTTGAGTTTCAGTTCCCAGTTGGACTTTAAGAAGCGGCCTGTTTTGGTGATGGACTTTAAGTTCGCACCAACATATTATGATCGAGAGCCCTGGTAATTCGGGGCTTCGCGAAAATTTCATCCCGCTTTATGGAGTAGAAATACCCAAAAATCATATTTTATAGGAGGACTTTAAAATGGAAGACAATATGGTTATGGAGAACACTGAGGTTACTGAGGATGTTACTCCTGAGGTTCCCGAGGAAACTTGCGAATGCGAGACCTGCGAAAGCAGTAACGGTATTGGCTCTGGTATGATTGGCGGTGCTATCGCTACAGGTGCAATCCTGGGCGGAATCGCACTGATCAAACGTATCAAGGCTAAGCGTGCTGCCAAGAAGGCCGCAAAGGAAGCTGCCGAGGAAAACGAGGGAGACACTGAAACCGAGGCGTAACAGCCAGGCTTTCAAGAAGCCGAATTGAAGTGATTGGGATTCTATAAAGGGTTGAGACCTACGTGGTCTCTTCCCTTTCATTTTTATGAGGTTCAAATATGTTTACAATGATTAAGCTTATGAGAGAAGCAAATAAAACCATTCAGGAGGGACTTATTGGGAATCCTCCGAATCGAATTTATACGGGAATTGTGTTTCTCAGTTTCGGGATTGGGCTTGTACTGTCTGGTGCGGCTCAAATCAAAGTTGAAAGTATTGGAGGTCAAAATGGAGCAGTATCCAAGTAATACTCTTAAAGAGAGGAATAAACCGCAGGGTCAACAGCAGAAGCCTAAGCCCGAACTCAAATGCGTTGTGAGCGGTAAGAGCAAACCTGTACCCAAAAGTATCTGGTCTAAGGTTTTTGTCGGCATTAAACCGACATCTGGGCAGACCATGAAGGAGTTTATATTCGATGAGATTGTTACCCCTTTGATCCAGAGAGCTGTCGTGGAGGGTGTAACAGGCGCCATTAACTTCCTCGTAAAAGGCGATGCCTATGCTGATCGTAAGGATGCCCCGAAATTCGGTAAATCCTATATCAACTATAATGGTATCTCAAGCGGGAAGCCTAATAGCGGGAGTAACTATGTATATTCCGGTAAGAACGCCGGAATGGATATCGAGAATGTTTGGTTTGAGTCTCGAGCTGATGCCCAGAGAGTTCTCGATGAGATGAATGGTGCGATCGCTCAGTATGATATTCTGACAGTCAATGGATTCTATGACATTATTGGCCGGACGAGTATCATTGATCCGTCTAATGAGCGGTTTGGTTGGAGCGATCTTCGGAATGCATATGTGACGGCATCTCGTGGTGGTTGGGTACTTCATCTGCCTCGTCCGTTGCCGATTGATTAAGGAGGAAAATTAAAATGAAGAAAACTGAACTGGCTACAAAAGCTAGCCGGATTATCATGAAATCCAAAATTGGTCTCAAGAAGCATTCTCCTGAGATCCTAACTGCCGCTGGTATTATTACCGGCGTTGCAGCGGCTGTTATCGCCTGCAAGCAGACTGTGAAAGCAACTGAGATTATTCAGAATGCGCAGAAGAGTCTGAATGATATCGAAAGAATTAAAAATCTTGTTGTCGATAATGGCGAGGTCGTTTATACTGAAGAAGACGAAGCCAATGATCGTAAGACTATCGCTATTCAGACGACTGTTGGTATCGTGAAGGCATATGCACTTCCTGTCGGCCTCGGTATATTCTCTATCACTTGCGTTCTGGCAAGCAATCATATTCTCAAGAAGAGAAATGCAGCTCTCGCTGCGGCATTTTCCGCTCTGAGCACTGACTTTACAAATTATCGGAAGCGGGTCATTGAAAAGTACGGCAAAGAAACTGATTTCATGCTCAAGAATGGCCTTGAGAAGCAATTGGTTGCTCATCAGATCGTGGACCCCGAAACTGGCGAAGTCAAGGAAGAAAAGAAAGAAATCCTCACTTATGAGGGCAATAAGCTGAGCCAATATGCTCGAATCTTCGATGAGGTCGGTTCTAATCAGTGGACGCCTTCTGCAGATCATAACCGTGCATTCCTCCTGATGGAGCAGAATTTCTTCAACGAGCGTATCAAGACCCGCGGTTATATTTTCCTGAACGAGGTTTACGAACGGCTTGGCTTCCGCCCGACTAAGGTTGGCAGTGTCGTAGGCTGGGTTTATCGTCCCGATGATTCCGACTATGAGGGGATTGACTTCGGTGTCTTCTCTGCTAACACACAGAAAGCGGCCGAATTCCTGGCTGGGGACGAACCTTCTATTATTCTGGACTTCAATGTGCAGGGTGACGTACTGACGCTCGTTACGGAAGGCGGCGTCTGGGATGAGTATAATGGAGGTTAATTATGAGTCTTGATTGTAGAATTCTGCGTCGGATAACTGACGGCAATATCCAGTACTATTACCGAAATAGCGGCGTAACGCCATCTGCAGTTGAATTGTTCGATACGTTCGAAGACGTTCCTGAATATATCCGCGGCTACTTCAATAAAGCGAAAATTCAAGATGTCGGTCCAGACTTTGCACGTTTTCTTGGAATTCAAAATAAACTCTATCCGAATTTTCCAAATTGCGGTAATCCAGATTATCTTAGAAAACGTTGCATTGCAGAAGCATGCAAATATGCTCCTAATGGTGATTGGACCAAATGCCAATATTTCAAACAAGAACCTGAAAGGAATTCTAATCCATGAAAATTCGCGTAATTGATGCAGTTTTAACATGCATATTGTGCTTCTTAACCGGTATGGCGGTCATGCTTTGGTATACTCAGCTCACTGAAAAACCTCAGGAACCTCCGGTTGTCAATGTCTATTTGATTGCTTCTGATAAAGAAGAAGAGGTCAAAACAGAGCCAAATGAGGAAACTGAAATCATCATTGAGGAACCAGAAATTAAGAAAAAATGGTATTCGGAAGAGGACGTTATAAACATGGCTAAGATGTGCTATGGCGAGAGTATGAATCTTCCGATTCTAAATACCATGTATGGTGATCGGTCAGCGACATATCAGAGCGCAGAAGCTATGTATGCAGTTCTCAACCGAGTTGATGCTGGTTATGGTGGCATTTCAACTTGTATCAAAGCCGAGCGGCAATTTGTTGGTTACAAGTCTGACAATCCCGTTACTGACGAACTCTATGATCTCGCTAAACTCGTGATTGAGGATTGGTCGACTGGAGAAGAGAAATATCGTGTATTACCTAGTGGGTTCCGATATTTTCATGGAGATGGTCGGCACAATCACTTTACAACCAAATCTGGTGGTGGAATTGAATATGACCATGAAATCCCAGATCCATTTGTATGAGAGGTGAAATCATGAATAAGTCTACTTATGCTTTGATCGGCGGCGTTATCGGTGCTGCAATTGGCGCCGGCGCTACTTATATTTACATGCAACGTAAGACTACCGAGCTAGTCTCTGATGCAATCGACGGCCTCAGAAAGTATTACGGTGCAGATGACTCTGTACAGGAAAACAAAAATAAAACGCTGGTTACGGACGAACCCGCTGATGGCAAATCCTGCGAACCGACCCGGAAGTACACTCAAGAAGATTACAAGGACTACACCAAATGCCGTCCAGTTCCCTTCCGGGTAGATACCGAGATGCATGAAAACGAGGATGGTGAGCTTGAAGCTCAGACTCTGGTCAAAATGGGTACTGAGGCAGAGCTTGAACCATATTCTATTCCGCCTGAAGACTTCGATGCCGATAATGGATATCGAAAAATCATGCTGATATGGTATGAGAAAAACAAAGTTCTCGCATATGATAACAATCCTCGCATTACGATTGATCCTGATAATTATCACGACACCGTCGGAAATTTCGAGGATCATTTCGATGACTGGGAGAAAGACACGGTCTATATGCGGAACGAAGTCGAAAAGACGGATTATGAGATCGACGCATGTCTCACGGACTATGACGAGCTCTTAAAAGTTCTGCCTTATGATGACTTAGTAGATGAGGAGGGTGTTCCTATTGACGGATAATCAGATGTGGGTAGAATACTACAAATATCTATATCAGATTGTCTGTGGTGGTGACGAAAATCTTAAAAATATCAGCTGGGATATGTTGATTGGCCATCTCTTTACGGTGCCTTTCCGATATAGTTATATTTCTATGGATGGAAACCGATTGGAAGATGGCCTCAATCTCAGAGACAGATTCGCCGATTATGCAGGATATCCACCCGCACAGGTAGAGTCTCTTCTGAATCGGTATGAATGCAGTGTGCTGGAAGTCATGATTGCTCTTGCTCTTCGTATGGAAGAGGAAACCATGGCAAGCACAGAATTTGGCGATCGAACAAGTCAGTGGTTCTGGTATATGATTATCTCTCTTGGTCTTTCCGGGATGACAGATGATCATTATGACTCTGACTATGTCGATGACCGGATCAATGCATTCCTAGACCGGGAGTATGCGCCTGACGGTCAAGGGAGCCTCTTTTGGGTCCCTGGAACAAAGAAAGATTTTCGGAACATCGAGATCTGGTATCAGATGTGTGAGTATCTGAATTCAACAATTAACGAAGGGAGGACATGAGCCTCATGCTCGACTTCATGATGGTTGCCACTCGAACCAATCGAGCTGGAGGCATTGAAGTGTTCCCTAAATTTGTAGTCAAGAGATCGACGGACTTGATGATTCGTGGTAGTGACTTCTACGCGATTTGGATTCAGGACGCCGGTCTCTGGTCTACGGATGAATTTGACGCATTGAGATTGATTGATCGAGAGGTTGAAGAATATTTCAATAAGATGCCTCCCGATCTTCAGTCTCGTGCAAAAGCGTTTTATATGTGGGATGCCGAAAACGGCATGATTGATCGTTGGCATGCATATTGCCAGCGTCAGTGCCGCGATAATTACCATGCGTTGGATGAATCTTTGACATTCTCAAACGAGGAAGTCAAGAAGTCTGATTATATTAGTAAGCGGCTCCCATATCCCTTGGAGCAGGGTAAGTATGATGCTTGGGATAAGCTGATTGGAACCCTGTATACACCTGAGGAACGCCATAAGATCGAGTGGGCTATCGGTTCGATAGTAACAGGCGACAGCAAGAAGATTCAAAAGTTCCTGGTATTGTATGGTCCCCCTGGGTCTGGTAAATCTACCTTACTCAACATCATCCAAGAGCTCTTTGAAGGCTATTATAGTGTATTTGATGCAAAGGCACTTGCGAGTGCGAGCAACCAATTTGCGCTAGAGTCGTTTAAATCGAATCCTTTAGTGGCCATTCAGCATGATGGTGATCTGAGTCGTATTGAGGATAACACGAGACTTAATAGTCTTGTCTCTCATGAGACGATGGTCGTCAATGAAAAACATAAGTCTTTATATGAAACCCGATTCCGTTCATTTCTCTTTCTTGGTTCAAACAAGCCGGTAGAGATTACAGACGCACGATCTGGTATTCTGAGAAGACTCATTGATGTATCTCCAAGTGGTGAGAAAGTCCCTCTCAAAGAATATAACAAGCTCACAAAGCAGGTTGCATTCGAGTTGGGGGCAATCGCGTGGCATTGTCGAGAAGTATATCTGGCGAATCCTGATTACTATGATGCTTATATTCCAAAAGCAATGATGACCGTCACGAACTCTTTCTATAACTTCATGCAGGAACTGTATGCGGCGATGGAAGGTAAGGACGGCATCTGTATGAAAGATGCATGGGATATGTACAAGGGATTCTGCGAGGAAGCAAATGTCTATAAACCTCTTCCAAGAAACAAATTCAAGGAGGAGATTTGTTTATATTTCCACGAGTATTACGAACGCTACTATCTGGAAGACGGTACTCGTGTCCGGCAATATCTCAAAAACATCAAAGTGGGTATGCTCAATGGTGAGGAAGGCTCTGTTGAGACGGTGCAAGAAGAGAAAAAAGAACCGTCAAAATGGCTTGCATTCTCTGACCATGAACATTCTATATTTGATGAGGATTGTGCTTCTTGTCCTGCCCAGTATGCAACAACCAATGAGACGCCAGCGCTTGCTTGGAAACAAGTCAAAACGCAACTCCATGATCTGGATCCGAAGAAACTACATTATGTAAAAGTTCCCGTAAACCACATTGTGATTGACTTCGATCTCAAAGAAAATGGAGAAAAAAACTTCAAGAAGAACTTCGAAGCCGCGAGTAAGTGGCCTCCTACGTATGCAGAGCTCAGCAAGTCTGGTCAAGGCATTCACCTTCACTATTTATATTCTGGCGACCCCACGCGTTTGAGCCGAGTGTATGATGAATACATCGAGGTGAAAGTATTCAATGGTGGTTCCTCACTTCGGCGTATGCTAACAAAATGCAATGATCTGCCGATTGCTACAATTAGTAGTGGACTACCGTTGAAAGGAGAAAAGACCGTGGTAAATCTTGATAAAATCAAGACAGAAAAGGGACTTCGAATCATGGTGATGCGTAACATCAATAAAGAGATTCATGCAGATACGAGATCCAGTGTGGACTTTATCTACAAGATCCTGGAAGATGCTTACGAGTCGGGCATGAAGTACGATGTCTCAGACCTCAGCAATGCAGTCTTAGGTCTTGCGGCTTCCAGTACGAATCAGTCAAAATACTGTATCAAACTGGTCAACAAGATGCATTTCAAGTCTGCAGAGCCTGTTGAGATGGAAAACGAGAGTACAGATGATTCTGATCCGCTCGTATTCTTCGACTGTGAGGTCTATCCTAATCTGCTCTTGATTAACTGGAAGCAAGCCGGCGAAGGTAAGACAATCACTCGGATGATTAACCCCTCTCCTCTTGAAGTCAAGGCACTTATGAACATGAAACTGGTTGGGTTCAATTGCCGTCGTTACGATAATCATATTCTCTATGCGAGAATGCTTGGTTATACGAATGAGCAGATCTTTGAACTCAGCCAAGCGATCATATCCAATAAGCGTTCAAATGCTATGTTTGGTTCTGCTTATGATATATCTTATACAGATGTTTATGACTTCTGTGTAAAAAAGCAGAGCTTGAAGAAATGGGAGATTGAACTTGGTATTCATCATCAAGAGATGAGTCTACCTTGGGATCAGCCGGTTCCTGAGGAACTCTGGGAGAAGGTCGCCGAGTATTGCGACAACGATGTCTTGGCAACAGAAGCGGTATTTAACAAGAATAAAGGTGATTTTGCAGCACGTCAAATTCAGGTGGAGCTTGTTAAAAAGCTTCATGGGATGCGTGCGACTGTCAACGATACAACAAACACTTTGTCCGGACGTATTATATTCGGTAAAAACAAAACGCCTCAGTCTCACTTCAACTATCGAAACCTTGCTGAACCAGTTCCGCCGTCGAAATACCCTGAGTATCGTGAGGCATTTGGGCCTAACTATCATTTCCGAGTATTTGATGACGAAGGTCTCCCGCTTTATGAAGACTTTGACCCATCTAAGATATATCCGGATGGATATTCAATCTTGCCTTTCTTCAAAGGATATGAATTCAAACGTGGTATATCTACCTATTTAGGTGTCGAGATCGGCGAAGGAGGAAAAGTCTATGGCAATCCGGGTATGTACGGAGATCTCTGGGATGGAGACGTCGCGTCCATGCACCCCCACAGCGCAATATTTGAGTGCCTATTCGGCCCCGAGTTCACCAAACGATTCGAGGAAATCGTCGATGCGCGTGTTGCCATCAAGCACCACGACTTTGAACTTGCATCCACCTATTTGGAAGGCGCGCTCGTGCCTTATCTCACTGAGGAGTTGGCCGACGATCTAGCACAAGCACTGAAGATTGTCATTAATAGCATTTATGGTCTGACGAGTGCAAAATTCGCTAATATCTTTAGGGATCCTCGAAACATCGATAACATCGTCGCCAAGCGTGGCGCTCTGTTCATGACGCTTCTGAAGCAGGAAGTTGAGAATCTTGGTTATACAGTTGCGCATATCAAGACTGACTCGATCAAAATCCCCGACGCTGATCAGAAGATCCGCGACTTTGTTATCAAGTTTGGTATGGAATATGGCTACAAGTTCGAGACGGAAGCTGAGTTTGAGAAGTTCTGTCTTGTAAACAACGCTGTTTATATTGCCAAATTCAAGGAGCCCGAAAAAGATAAGAAGACTGGTGAACCTATTTGGTGGACGGCAACTGGTCCCCAGTTTGCAGTTCCTTATGTTTTCAAGACTCTATTTTCCCATAAGGAGATCACGTTTAATGATTTCTGCGAGACGTTCCAAGTATCTAACTCGGCACTCTTCTTGGACTTTAATGAGTCTATGGTGGATGTCAGTGAGCATGAAAAAGAACGCAAAAAGCTCATTGACAAGTTCAGAAATAAAGACACTGGTGAATTTACCGATGCAAATGCTCTGAATCGAGTAAAGGAACTGGATGATCTTATTTCTACTGGTCATAGCTTGCAGTTCGTTGGACGGATTGGTCAATTCACTCCTGTTGAACCTGGTACTGGTGGAGGCATTCTTCTTCGTCAAAATACCGATCGATTTGGCAATATTAAGTATGATTCTGCTGGAGGAGCTGATGGCTATCGCTGGCTAGAGTCTGAGTCTATTCGAGGGACTGAGCTCGAGAAGCACGTTGACATGAGATTCTATACTTCTCAGGTTGACGAAGCGATCGAGGAAATCTCGAAGTATGGCGATGCAGAATGGTTCATTTCTAATGACCCTTATATTCCACAACCAAAGCCTGAAATGCACCCCTGGCAAACGGCTGGTGAACCTTATGAGGATGACTATGCCGATAAACTCTTTGCAGTACGCTAACTGCGATCAAAATAAACTATATTTTAAAGGAGCTACTATTATGCAGAATATCGTTGAGAACATCTATTTCGAGAATGCCGACATCATCTTCAAGAACTTCTCCGGTCGTGAGACTCGCTACAACAAGCAGGGCGGTATCCGTTCCTTCTCCGTCAAGATCGATGACCCCGATATGGCGACCAAGCTGGTCGAGGACGGCTGGAATGTTCGTCTACTGCGTCCTCGCAATGAGGGTGACGAGCCTACTCACTTCCTGGATGTTTCAATCAATTTCAACTTCTGGAAGAAGCCCGAGATCTATATGATCTGCGATGGCCATAAGACTCGGATGGATGAAGAGGATCTCGATATTCTCGACGGCGCGGATATTGTCACTGCTGACGTTGTGGTGCGTCCTCGCATGTGGGATGACAGTGGAGAAACTCGTGTAAAGGCTTATCTGCAGGAACTCTACATTACCATTCAGAAAAGTCGGTTTGCTGCGAAGTACGCCGATATGTAACTAATATTTTGGGTGCCTTATAGATGGTAAAAATATTTCAAATCATATTTTTGAATTGAAAGGGATTCAGGCAATCTCAATATTTTTGTAGCAACCATCTCTTAAGGTCAAATGTCATAAACGCAGCCCATTTAAATGGCCCATTAGCTCAGCTGGTTAGAGCAGTCGGCTCATAACCGATCGGTCCTGGGTTCAAATCCCCGATGGGCCACCAACGTGGTGGTAGCGTAATTGGTTAGAGCAGCACGACGGTGTAGTTGTCGGTTCGATCCCGACCCACCATATCAACGGAGGACTAGCCGCCCTTCGATACATAAATAGCGGCTTCGCGAATAAATCGCCTTCCTTTATGGAAACATGAAAGGAGAGTAGCTATGGACACTACTATCATTGTGAATGGAACAACCTTTACTGGCGAGATGATTCTTGATGCAGTAGCACGAACAACGGGGTTTCCTAAATTAGGAATGTGGCCAATTTGGCGTCCGCATCAACTTGTGACGAGTCAGGAATATGACTCTATCAAGCGAGCAATGGTGTTTGATTACCACATGAATCTTATTAAGGAAGAAGAAATCCCCACTGATCCATACTATGGCATCGTGGAGAAAAACCTTGGTGGCTGGCGTTTCCTTTACTACTCTGATGGTTGCGGAAACTGGTATACGGAACATTTTAGTTTCTAAGCAAAATTGGAGGTTTTGAGTAAAATCAAGGCCTCCTCTTTTATATTTTAAAAATGAGGTGAATCAAAATGAGTATGTACGATTGGGCACGGCAGGAAGTTCAATTAGCTGGTGCAAAAATGAAAGGAAACGATAAAGACGATGTCATGTACATGACAGCATGCTATGATTCTGCATTGAAAGCTTACAAGAGTCTAATTGATGATGATCATAGCGGAATGAGTTTCTCTATTACATCTGAAATTTTAGAAAAATTACTCCATAGAATTCCCTTAACACCGATTGAAGATACCCAAATCATGTGGAATCGCGCACATATAGATGGAAATGAAGCAACTTATCAACATAAACGTATGTCAAGTTTATTTAAAATTGTGAATACGAAAACTGGTGTTATTAGGTTCTCTGACAATAATCGAGTTATTTGCAAGAATACAATAAGGCCATATGCAGTTCCTTTTTGCAATAACTTTGTTACTAAGGTTATTGATGGAATGTTCCCAATTGAGTTTCCCTATACACCTAAAAAGGAGCCGTATGTAGTATATGTCACCGAATTTCTGACAGATACTAAAAATGGCTATTTCGATACCATGAACATAGTTTCTGTAAAACTTCCTACCGGAGAAATGCGGCCAATCAATCTTTACTATAAAGAGGAAAATGGTCGCTGGTCATTAATTACCCAAGACGAGTGGATCGACAGAAAGAAAAAAGCTTTTGAAAGGAAGAAGTGAATAAAATGGAAAAAGCTTGCAGAGATGTGCATGACTACATGCAGAAAGATAGCGAATTCACTGTAGCACTTCATCGTCAGTTCCGTTTCGCACCAGAAAAGATCATCTATCATGACCCAGAAACGATCGTTTATTGGGCTGACGGCACAGAAACGGTTGTAAAATGCGCAGAAGATGATGAATATAGCGAATATGCTGGTTTTGTTGCGGCAGTTGCTAAGAAAATGTATGGCGGAGCGAACGCTATCAATCGGCTTATTGAGTCCAAAAAAATTGTTTATGAGGATGAATTGCATCAGCCGTTTCGCCAAAAAACCAAATTGGAAGAGCTTTTTGATAATGCATTAAAGGATGCGACAGGTGCCTTTAAATCTCCTATGGATCCCTTAATTCGTCCAGATTTATATCCGCGATAAAATAAGATAATCTTGATTCCGCGAGAAATTCTTCTTCCTTTATGGAAGGAGATGATTCGATACGAGATGAAAATGGACGATAATTCAGCATTGGTGGTGCTGACAGGAATGACATTGTTATTCTTAATGGCGATCAATCTCATTTGGAAATGAAGAGTTAGAGCTCGGTCAAAATGATCGGGCTCTTTCTCTTTTTAGGAGGATAACTATGAATGCTCAAAACTTCTTTATTGCTTATGCAGATTGCCTGGAAATAACCAAAAAGACTTCCGATATTCGAAAGATTCTAAATGAATTATATCCGAATCTTAGCCTAATAAGGCAGCGCATTGAAGCTAACAAAGATGGCATCATTACAGAAACCGAATCAGAACTTTTGAGACAGTATATTGTTTTAAATAATGGAGGTTAAAATGGACGAATGGCAAGAGATGAAGATCCTAGATTTCTACAGACAGTCTCTCCGCTATTATATGATTTTCAGTTCGAAGCTGTTGGAAAATTACACACTGGCGCCATCCTTAATGGTGGAACTGGAAGCGGTAAATCCCGAACTGCACTTGGGTACTACTTCCGGCTTAATGGCGGCGATTTGCGTCGTAGGGATTCGAAAATGCGGAAAAATCCTATGGACTTATATATTATCACTACGGCGGCAAAAAGAGATCGGCAGGAATGGCTCGGAGACATGGCACCTTACCTTATCACAACAAATCCCGATATATCTATCTATTCTCATACAGTCAAAATCGATTCCTGGAATAACATCTCCAAATACGTTGACATTTCAGGAGCTTTCTTCATATTTGACGAAGACCGTGTTACCGGATATGGAGCTTGGGTTAAATCATTCCTGAAAATCACTCGACAAAATCAATGGATTATCCTTTCAGCGACGCCAGGCGACATCTGGATGGACTACATGCCCGTGTTCATAGCAAACGGATTTTATAAAAATAAAACAGATTTCTGTAATCAGCATATTATCTGGAGTCGGTTTGCAAAATTTCCCAAAATCGATAAGTATGTGAATACAAAACGTCTCGAACGACTTCGAGATTCCGTCCTTATTGACATGGATTTCAATCGACGAACCATCCAGCATCACGAGTCGGTTTATTGTGATTATAATCATCTTGAGTACAGAACCTATATTAAGGAACGCTTTAATATTTGGACGAACGAGCCCGTCAAAAACGCGGCGGAATTATGTTATGGAATGCGACGAATTGTCAACGAGGACACCGATCGGCAAGTAAAGCTCATGGAGATCTTCGAAGACCATCCAAAGCTCATTATATTCTATAACTATAATTACGAACGCGAGATTCTTTTAGGATTGTTTGACAAAATTGATGGATGCGAGATAGGAGAATGGAATGGACATGCTCATACAAAAGTGCCAGATGGACCGGAATGGGTTTACTTGGTACAGTATAATGCCGGAGCCGAGGGCTGGAACTGCATCACAACCGATACCATTGTCTTTTTCTCCCAGACATATAGCTATAAGCAACTTCAGCAGGCTTGCGGACGCATCGATCGACTTAACACACGGTTCGTGGACTTGTACTACTTCCATCTTAAATCTCGATCCGGAATTGACGCAGCTATATCCCGCGCATTAGACAGTAAAAAGAAATTCAATGAGGGTGCTTATATGCGGAAAATGCAACTGAAATTCGATAATAAGGAGAACTAGGGCTTATGGAGACAAAACCAGTCTTTTATTACGCAGATTGCTATGATAAAATGGCAAAGAAAAGTTTAGCAATATATGGTGTGTGTAATGGAAAGATTCAGAATATTGGAAATGAACCATACATTTACAAAGACTGCGTTAATTGTCCGTATTGGGCATGTGCAATAGCAGTAAAGGCGGTTCAAAATGGGCGAGATTGATCTTTTAAATGATCCAAGGTTTGCTATTATGCAGATTTTTGATCATAACACAAATACACTTAGAGTTGGTGTAACCTATGTAGACGATCCATCAAAATGGGCATCATTGACAATATTGGTCGATGACTATGAACCGCATATCGGATACAGATTTCTTGCACAAATTATGGCAGAAAAATGCATAAAGGAGCTTGAAAATGAACTTGTCCAATTTTAATCAGAAAGATTACTGGTGTTATCAAGCATTTAACCCTGTTAAGAAGATTCTTGAAATACGCATTGGAAAATGCGGATCGCCCGATGTTATTTTAAGAAAATATAGAAAGCTTAGTGATTCTGAGATTGATCTTAATTTTCGCAATGTCATCAATGAAATAATTCAGGAATGTTTTAAGGAGCTTGAAAATGGCTGATTACAGTAACATTAAAAGGGTTGTTATCCGAAAACCAATTGGCCTGCGAGATGCTATTGAAGCATATGCAATTCTTCAAGAGCTTAATCAGCAGATCGATGTCATTCGAGTTATGGTGGAACGTCAGGTTATTCCTAAAATTATCGCAGATCATATGATGATACAGGTTGACCTAAAAATTGAAGAAGCAGTCCGACTAGCAGGATTCGCCAATGCAGACGACATGAAGTATTGGATTGAAAATTTTAAAGATCTATAAGGAGATTAAATCAAAATGGAAGAAAAAATTGTTTACACGATAACAGTTCGCACCAATCCGGATGGTATTCGCGCTGCTGCGATTGTTAAGAATGTTTGCTACACTGATGGCTCCATTGAGTCTACTCTCACAACTGCATTTGCACAGGAAGACCTGGATCTTCTCATGGCTATTTTGGATGGTAAAAAGTCCATTAGTAACGCAATGGGCGGTGAGATTCATGGCAATTGAACTAAATTTGGCGTCATATTGCCAGAATTGCAGGAACATTACTCCTGTTGCTGTCAAAATGCCGGATAATCCCAATGTTTTCATCGAATGTGAGGATAAAAAACGCTGTGCATTCTTGGCTCGTTTTATCCACAATCAAATACAAAATGAAAAATGTGGGAGGGATCAAAATGGGGACTATTAAAAAGTCAACTGCAAGCATTGACCGATTCTTTGCAGAAGCACACGATATTTCATTTCATAATTATGCGTCTTATCGAACTGTAGAATTTCTTTGGAGAGGCGCTCGTTATCGTCTGGTTTCTACCGGGGATCTTTACATTGTAGACTATAGCGGTCTTCCCACATTGGTCCATCCATTTGAAAGCATTCACAAAAATGAACATATTTCCTGTGTCTCTGTTGCAGACCAGAGAAACTATTACGTACGTAGAAGAAAACAGATTCGACTCAAAGATCTGGTGTGGGCTGCATTCGGTGATCGAGATTTGTCGAAAGGTTATCATGTCATTTGCAAAAATGGCAACTGGCAATCATGCGGGATTAATAACTTGGAGGTATGCAAATATGGAGTATCCTGAAAAGTTCGTCCGATTTGATGAATTTTGCCCGAAATGCAAGTTCTACAAGGTAGACGACGGTGAAGACCCCTGCCATGATTGTCTACAACACCCGGTGAATCTCCACAGTCGAGTACCGACGGAATTTAAGGAGGCAAAAAGTGCAAAAACGAGCACGAACGCAAAATCTCGCTCCAGCAGATGTTGAATGGATCAAAGAGCGTATTGAATATCTTCGAAAGAAGCTTTTGGTACACTCAATTATCTATTATCGGCTAGACGAAAATCTTATCAGTGACGAAAAATGGGCCGAATGGGCTTTAGAGCTCGAAAGACTTACTCAAGAATACCCCTATATTGCTCAAAATGCATTTCTAGCAAAGGAATTCAAAGATTTCGATCATTCCACTGGCTATAATTTGTCTTTAGAGACTCCTTGGGCTGTTAAAAAGGCAATAGATTTGGTGGAATACTATAAAAAACCTAGACGGAAAGGATAGGGCAAAATGGATAAAATCTATAAATGTGACCGATGCAGATGCCAAGATATTTGCAAACTTGAAAATGCATTTCGTAATACGCAAGATAAACTTGATGAGATCGTTGAAAATGGCAATGGAAACTTCTCTGTCGAGCTTGTTTGCAGACGATTCATCCCGGTTGAGCATTCTGCAATCACTAATCGCACAATTGAGGCGATTAACTTGTGTTTCGGAAATCATAATTGTGAAGGAGAATCAAATGGCACTATGGGAAAGGAAAAATAAATGCAAACTCATTTCTTTAGATGCATTGATTGCAGCACTATTGTTCCAGTTCAAGCTGACGTCTGGATGGAAGGCGTCATTGGCGATATTGTAACTTCTACTGGTAAAGTGATTCACTATGATGATCCAACAATTAAGAAACGCTGTTGCACAACTTGTTTGCAAGCAAGAATAGGAAAACTATTGAAGGATCAGAAACCTATTGGAGAATTCTATGGAAAATCTCAGATTAATCAAGATGAAGACCATTCTAGCAAATGAGGTTGGCTACTTTCATTGTTGGGGAATCCATAACGAAGAGACAGTAGCAATCATTGAGCTTTCAAATCAGATAATTTACGCTAAGCCAAGAGACTTTGAATTTATTGATGAAATTCACGCTACTTTGGTTGCTCAAAATAAATACAATCCATGGGAGGCTAATAAAAATGGCAGAATTGAAAGATAGTGGCAATCGCAGAGAGTTTGAGACCGGTGCTGTGCGAGATATGCAGGAAGGGAAGGGACGGATGGATCTTGTCCCTTGGGGAGTTGCTCTGAGTGTCCATGAGGCAATGGGTGATCTCTTTTATATCAGACATTACGGCTATGAAGTTATAAATGGTAAGTATCAAGCAGTTAGTGCTTACCGATGCATTGGCCCGATCGTGGAATATGCTGAATGGATGGATAAAGAACTCAATGATGCAGAAGCTATATGCGGAAATCACCAGAATCCTATTAATCGGCTTCAGGAAATTGAGAATACATTTGTCAAAATGGCGGCAACCTTCATCATGTTCCAGCAGGTTGTGCCTGATCCCATGAATGGTCAACATGGTTTCAATCATCAGTCGTTCAGCTTCGATGATAAGGGGGCAGTCACCACACTTTTGAATGATGAATGGGCCAATGCCATGCTTGAAGTAGCAAAGCATTATGAGGATGGCGCTCGAAAGTACTCTGAAAACAATTGGCGAAAGGGTATGGATCCCAAGATTTACTTCGATTCCGCGATGCGGCATTTCATGAAGTGGTGTAGGCGGATGACCGATGAGCCTCATGATCGTGCATTCATTTGGAATTGCATGTGTGGGGCCTGGGAAGCTCAACAGGAACATCATAAGATTGCTTGCGAGGGAATTAAGGGAGAGAGTGCCAATGTAGCTGAGCAGGCGATTCCGGATTCTATGAATGTGCTTCAGAGCTTCAATCCATGGGATCATATGAAGACGAGTGATGGAAATGAAAAGTGTGGCGTTGGTTCTGGAACTTCTGATCCGAAATTTGCCAAGGCGCTAATGACAGATACTAAAGCCTGTTATAGAGTCTATCGCGATCAGAATGGCAGTCCTATATATGACTAATATAGGGATACCTCCAGGGGGTTGAAATGCCTCCTAGGGACCTTAAAATGCGAAATGGAGGGTATTTTAATATGTACATGTTCATTTACAGAAAGAAAACTGCAGAAAGAAACAGAAATGACAATCTAAGTATTGTACTTTCTCATAAAGATAACTGGAAAGATGCTTTATGCGACTATATCAAATATAAAGATGATCAGAAACTAGGTGAGAGCGATCTTGATACCTTAAAACTTTTTAAGAAAGCTCTCTCGAATTTGCCGCTCAATGAGGCAATTCAGCTCATGTATCTTGTATATGGTGACGACCAAATCCTTCTGGATATGTTTGATAATGTTCAAAAAATTGATTTTGAGCAGGCTTCTCCGGATCCTGATAGTCAAGGTGCCTCCCAGAGGTCTTAAAACGTGAAATGGAGAGCGTTTTGATATGTATATCTTTATTTATCGGCTAAAGTCTGAAGATTTTCAGTATAATCACTATATCGAAACAGACGGATGCGGTCCTCTTTGGGAAGCATTCACGCATTTATACGCAACAATCAAAGATGAGGATAAGATTCTCTCGCCGAGTCTTTTCTTGAAGGCAATCAAGTCCATGAGTACTATGGATGAGATGCTCGAATTCTTTACGAGCATTACGAAAGAAACAATCAAAATTGTAGATCTTTTTAGTGGTGCTACCCGAGTTGATATCGGTCAGGCGCTTAGTCCTGCCTGATTCGTGAGAAAATCATGGTACATTATGGGATAAACCCACAATTTTTAAGGAGGTTTTCTTATGAAGATCAAAGAAATGAAGGAAAAAGGCATTGAATTCGTGAAGGAGAACAAGGCTGCGATTGCTGTCGGCGGAAGTGTATTCGTCTATGGCGTTGGGATGTATCTTTGGGGAAGAATCAGTGGTTGCAAAGTAGGCAAACATCAGGCAATTCGAAGTTTTGCGAAAGAAATTGACTTTGGTCAATTCACACGCGAGCTTGAATGGAAAGGCGTTGGCCAGTATACTTTTGACCGATTTGTCAATGAAGATCGCTTCAATGACAAGATTAATAGCTTTAATGAGGCAGTTAAATTGCTTGGCGATCCTGAAAATACGAAGAATATTACCGGACTGATCATTTGTCGGAAGGAAAACGGTTAAAATGTAGGGAATGTAGGGATTGAGAGCTCAAAAACGGGCTCTCTTCCCTTTCAAAATACTTAAAATTAGGAAACTCATGGTCAAAATGGCCATTTTTAGAGGTAAAAACGATGAAAAAACGGACAAAAAAGACGGTTTCAAGAGTAATTTCTTGGGTTTTAGCGGCTCTTTTTCTGGTCGGAATTAGTCTTTTGGGGCTCTCTGGATTGGGAAGTATTCATGCAAAAGCATGCAATTTTGAGCTTGATGAGGGGGTTGCCTGGGTCGATGGAAGAACGTATTACATGCCTGGTGAGCTTTTAATTGAGGATCCGGAGGGATCAAAATGGGTCGCTTTTCGTGGTTCAAACGGCATGGTTTATGAGTATGATCATGACGTTTTTGGGGACGATTTAGAGGATGCTCCGTATCTTTTGACGATGGATTCGAAGGGTACGAAAGAGTGGTATGATGACGAAATTTTGGTCATTTGGAGGTCAGTTTTATGAGTAAAACGATCAAGAAATTTTTGGCCATAATTTGTTCACTTTTGATCATATTTTGGGGCTTTTTGGTGTGCTGGATTATTCTCGGAAAACCTTGATATTTTTGAGGACTTTTGAAGCTTTTCTGGGTGCTTGAAAATGCTCAAATTTATGGGACACTTTATGGGACAAAAATCTTAAATGGGCCAAAAATTTGTCCCAAAATTCATTCGCGAAAATAACACGGCTCGTAAATTTCGCAAAAATTGGCCTAAAAAGTGGTCTTATGGGCCAAAAAACTGGCCCACAAAATATTTCTGGCCCATGCTCAAACCGTTGCGGCACAAGGGTTTCAGGGTTTTTTGGGCCAAAAATCTATTTTTCAATTTAATTTATCTCAGAAATTGAACAATAATAATAAAAAACTTACGAATATTTTTGGCCTTTTGGCCCAAAGTGTGTTTTTGAGTGGAAAATAGGTCGAAAATGATGATAAAAAATTTAGGGTAAAAATATACGATTTTGGAGGTCAAAATGTGCTTTATTAACTGTGTTGTTGCGCTTTTATTCTTGATTAGTTGTATTGTCGCAAAAGATCCTTCTGGAATGCCTTATGTGATTACATTTTTTGTGTTGGCAATTGTAGGTGAGATTACGGATGCCATCTCCAGATTGCTGATTTCAAAATCTAAGAATCTTGATAGGATTACTGAAAAAACAGAATGGATCTATTTGAAGGATGGTTCGGAGGACAAGAATGATTAAATGCTTGGCTACTATTGGGGTTGTGATTCTTGCTTGGGTTCTTGGCGTTATTGTCTGTGCGACTATGGATGAATTTTTTAAAGATCATACAGAAATCGCTATTTTGGCATTCACTGTTGGGTTTGTAATTGCACTACTTGTTGGCATCGTGATATTTTAAGAAAAGCTGACGACAGAACTCGATAAGGTCAAAATACAGATACAGCTGTTGGAGGCTGGCTTGGCAAGAAAGGAATGAATTATGATGTGGGTTGGAATTCTTGCTGCAATTTATTTCTTTGGTGCGGCAGTTGCGTTGTTTGGGTCTGACCAATATGGTGAAACAAACCGGCGAATGTATAGTTATTCATGTTTGTTTATAATGGCATTTCTTATGATGTTGATTTTTATGAATATGTATTGAATTTGAGCATTTTCAAAATTCGCGAAAAAATCATGGTCTTTTATGGAGAGAAAGTATAGTTTATTTGGTAAAACATTTGATAACTTCAAAAGATAATCAGTTCGAATCTGATTGCTTTCTCTTTCCATTTTTCTTTCTTTAAAATGGTTCGCGAAAAAATCATGGTCTTTTATGGAGAGGAAAGAAGTAAAGAGCGACTTTATGGCAAATCCTCTTCTTATCTTTTTGCGAGGTGAATCAAAATGGCGAGAAAGGAGAACAAGTTCCAAGCAGATCTAATCAAGGAACTTAGGCAGAGGTTCCCTGGTTGTATCATCTTGAAGAATGATGCGAACTATTTGCAAGGCTTTCCAGACCTTACCATCTTTTGGAAAAAGTTCTGGGCAGTTCTTGAATGCAAACGAAGTCAAAATGAGGTACATCAACCTAATCAAGATTTCTATGTGGAACTTACAAAGAAGATGAGCTACGGCAGTTTCATCTATCCCGAGAACAAGGAGGCAGTCCTCGATGAAATGGAACGAGCATTTAAAGTTCGAAGATAAGCATGCATTTTTAAGTCCCAGCCAGCACACGTGGCTCAGATATGACACAGATACGCTCAAGACACGCTATTACAATTCCCAAGCTAAACAACGCGGTACCGAATTGCATGAGTTTGCAGCTTCATGTATCAGGCTTAGACAGAAACTACCGAAAAGTGCTAAGACGCTGAACATGTATGTAAACGATTCAATTGGGTACTGCATGGATCCCGAAGTGCTTTTATTTTATTCTCCAAATTGTTTTGGGCATGCTGATGCGATCATGTTTAGAAAGAACTTTCTTCGTATTCATGACCTCAAAACCGGAGAAACTCCTGCTAGTATGGACCAGTTGATGATCTATGAAGCGTTGTTCTGTTTGGAGTACAAAATAAAACCAACTTCATTGGATGGCTCTGAACTTAGAATCTATCAAAATGATCAGGCAATCTGCTGCAATCCGGATCCTACTGATATTATTGGGATTTGTGAAAAGATCATTCAGTTTGACACAGAACTTTGCAAAATTCAGTTAGAGGAGGGATGAGCGCATGGGGCTTGCAGATGAAATCTATAGCTATTATGGATGCGCTGCGGATCAAAATGAACTAATGCATTATGGCATCAAGCGCCGTTCCGGCCGTTACCCTTGGGGATCTGGAGATAATCCTTATCAGCGTAGTGGCGACTGGATTTCTCGAGTAAATGAACTTAAGAAGTCGGGCATGAATGAAAAAGAGGTTTGTGATGCTATGATGATCGACTCCGTCAAGGAGCTTCGATTGCTAATCCGTATCGCAAACAATGAGCGTAAAATGGATCGCGTTGCCACTGTTCAGTCTATGATGGACCATGGCAAAAGTGTGAGCGAGATCGCTCGAGATATGGGCGTAAATGAAAGCTCTGTTCGTAGCTGGCTGAATGAAGATTCTCGTAAGAGAACCGAAGCTCCTACCAAAACTGCTGAGATTCTGAAAGAAGAACTCAAGAACAAGAAGATGCTTGATGTTGGTCTTCAGGTTGAATCCGAGCTTGGCGTTAGTAGAGATACTCTCGACACTGCAATCAGGATGCTTGAGGCCGAAGGTTATCAACGGTTTGGTGTAGGCGTTGCACAAGCAACTAACAATAAACTCCGCACTACTGTTGAGGTTCTTGCTCAGCCTGATATCGATCAAAAATATGCATATAACCATATTGGCGAGATCGATTCTGTAGCAGACTATCATTCTACTGATGGCGGTGTTCGTTGGGATAAGCGTGAGCGTCCTGCAAGCATTGATTCCTCTAGAGTTGCCATTAAATATGGCGATGAAGGCGGCGAAGATATGGATGGTGTGATTTTGCTTCGTCCTGGCGTTGCTGATTTGAATCTCGGAAATAGCCATTATGCACAAGTCCGAATCATGGTTGATAACTCTCATTATTTGAAGGGTATGGCTATGTATTCTGATGACATTCCTGAGGGTAAAGATATTCTCTTTAATACCAACAAACAGTCTGGAACTCCTATGGAGAAAGTCTTAAAACCCATCAAGGATGACCCTGATAATCCATTTGGTGCATTAATTAAAGCTGGCGGTCAGTCTCATTACATTGGCGAAGATGGAAAAGAGCATCTATCTGCTGTTAACAAACTGAAAGAAGAAGGTGATTATGAGAAACAGGCAAAAAGCTTGTCTTCCCAGTTTCTTTCTAAGCAGCCGCTCGAACTTATCAATCGCCAGTTGAATGAAACATACCAGAGTCATAAAGATGAGTTTGATGAGATCAATGCTCTCACCAATCCAACCATCAAGCGTAAGCTTCTGGATGACTTTGCTGACTCTTGTGATGGTGCAGCAATCCATATGAAAGCTGCTGCTTTACCTAGGCAAACAACGCAAGTTATTTTACCTCTTCCCAAAATTAAAGAGACTGAGGTTTATGCACCCAACTATGAGAATGGTGAGAAGCTGGCTTTGGTTCGGTTCCCTCATGCTGGTACATTTGAAATTCCTGTTCTCACCGTTAATAACAATGATCCTCAAGGAAAGAAACTTCTTGGTCCTTCTGTAACAGATGCGATTGGCATCAATCCTAAGACAGCTAAGCAGTTATCTGGTGCGGATTTCGATGGCGATACTGTCGTTGCAATTCCTACTGGGAAGAATGGCATTAATATTCAGCATCGTAAGTATTTGAAGGAACTTGAAGACTTTGATCCGAATATCTATACCATTCCAGAAGGCTCATCTGTTAAGCCTATGAGCAAGAAGTATCAGCAACAGCAAATGGGCGTCGTCTCTAACCTCATTACTGATATGACTCTGCGTGGTGCGCCAGAAGAAGATGTTGCTAAAGCAGTAAAGCATAGTATGGTCGTTATTGATGCTGTCAAGCATAACTATGATTATCGCCAATCTGCCAAAGACAATGACATTGCTGCGCTGAAACAGAAGTGGCAAGTCTGGACAGACCTTGATGGTAATCTCCATACTGGTGGTGCATCTACAGTCATCTCTCGGCATAAACAGACCGTATCCGTTCCTGAACGTAAGGGATCTGGTATCATTGACCCTGAGACTGGTAAGGTGTCCTATAAGGAGTCTGGCCGGCTGATCTGGGATAAGGAGACTGGGGATTATCGTAGAGATAAGAACGGCAACCCTGTGAAAGCCGGTTCTGATGTTAGTTTAATTTTGAACACAGATGATGTTCATAAGCTGTCTTCTGGCCACCCCAAGGAGGAAGCATATGCCGAGTATGCCAACCAGATGAAAGCCCTTGCTAATCAGGCCCGCAAAACTATGGTGAACACCCCTCGGCTCACGTATGATCCATCTGCCGCTAAGACATATGCAGAGGAGGTTAACTCCCTTAATGCAAAGTTGTCCAAAGCCCAATTAAATATCCCCAAAGAGCGCCGTGCGCAGGCTATTGCGAATTCTATTATCAATGCTAAGAAAGAGGCCTATCCTGAACTCAACGATAAGGACAACAAGAAAGAGCTTGATAAAATAAAGCAACTTGCTATCAATGATGCCCGTGCTCGTGTGGGTGCTTCCAGTAAGAATGTGCGTATCGAGATTACTGATAAAGAGTGGAAAGCTATTCAGTCTGGTGCAGTTAGTGACTCTAAGCTCAATCAGATTCTTAGATTCTCTGACACAGACAAAGTTCGTCAATTAGCAATGCCAAAGGTGACAGTAACGCTTCCTACTGCGAAAGTATCTCGAATTCAGCAGATGTCTGCAAGAGGTGCAACAAATGCTCAGATTGCAGAAGCTCTTGGAATTTCAACTTCGACAGTTTCGAAGTATTTGAATGGTGGTGAAAGCTAATGAGTCGAACAATTGCTTTGACAACATTTGATAATCCATTCGATCCAATTGATCAATTCAATGATTGGTGGCGTTATGATACTGATCATGGATACAACTCCTGCCAGTACCTAGCTCGTATAGCTAAGACCACCGATCAGTTCTCTGAGAATGAGAATGCAATTGAGATTGAAAGAGCGATTGATGAGATCATTAGGCTCGATCCTTTTGGAATCTATCGAAAGTTTGTGAAAGAAGAATGAAAACAAATGCACAAACAATTTGTCGCGAGCAAAACCATTTTAAATGGACTGCTCTCCTTCATTTTGAGATGGGGGAGGGGGTCCGCGATTTTGACCCCCCCTATGCAT